CCAACTATCGTTGAAAAGGTAAAGGCATATTGATATGAAAAGAATTGTCCATGTTAATCAACATGTTATCAAAGCTAATCGTAGGTACTACGAAGAGAAGCCTCCGCTTACTTGTAAGACCTACAAGGATACCATTTATGGTAGCACCGTAGAATTTTCTGGCGGTGCGAAGGTAGTGTATCGTCCGAACAAACCGCTATCATGTGGGGCGCACGTGTGGATTGAAACACATGATCCAATAACAGTAGACGGGAAAGAGTTATGAAAATTATATACCATAAGCTAATGCTCAAAGTTAAACACAGGCTATGGTACACTTGGCATTGCACGTTGCGATCCTACTTTGATCGTAAATTCTACAACACCAATTACTATGGCGAGAACCACGCATGGTGGATGCTATGCTGCAACGGTAATGCTGGCGGCTGGCGTACTGATTTTTGTGATAGTCTTGAAGACTATTACACTGGCTGGCGTTACCATGAAAGTGTGTTGGATGAGTTAGGAGCTTTTGGTGAGCCTAATATGTATGATGTTGAAGATCATTCTTGGGATGTCGAACCATGAGCCTTGATCCGCAACAGCAAATGACCGCCGAACAATGGTATGATGAGGCCATCAAAGATGGCTTATCTGAGGGCGAAGCCAAGCACTATGTGAACTGGCAGATTGAAAGCGATGGCGCAGGTTCTTTGCCTGATTGGAAACAGTGGGGGAGAATGGCATGACCGATGACTTTGATCCTAAGTATATGAAAATGCTACACAAATTTGATAAGGATATCTCACGTGAGATTAACAACGTGCTTGATCCTGACGAAATTCAGACGGCATTTCTAGCGAGTGGTGTACTACTCAAACACGCCATGCAAATATATGCAATGGTTCTCACAGATGATGCCATTGCTAACGTGCTGGACAATGCGTTTGAAACATTGCCAGAACTACGTGCTAACTTCATGGCACCCGAAGACGAAACAATCCATTAGTATATAGTGATACTTAAATGAAATGAAAGTATCACGTATATACGTAAACTAGTCCAACGTTGGACCAACCAGTGAAAGGAGATTCACATATGAAAAATTACTTACAGGTTAAGCTGTTCAAGCTGCGCAAGTTTCTTGGTGTTGCCCGTGTTAGCGGTTACGTTATTACTACGGACAAAGCATACAAGCTACAGCATGGAGCGAATGTTGTACGTGAGATCGACAACGTGATCAACCTACGTAAGAACCAGCGCATGTTCTACATTGAGCATCGTGTTACTCGCCATACCAAGCCGACCATTGATCGTACTAACAAGTATGATTTCAATTGGCGTGGCGAATACTTTGTTGGCATGACACCTGACGGTAAGTTCTTGCAAGTCAATGACGGCAAGCACGTTGAGTACTACAGCAATTCCTTCTGGAATGTGTATCGTATTGTGTCACGGCCCGATGCTGCTGGTAAGGTAAGCGATTACATCATTCACAAAGTGGGTGCATAATGTGGTGGCTTGTAACCTATCAGGTAGAGCATGTTATCCCTGACTGTGATGCACCCGTACCCGGACAGAAACTACACTGCCGGGTACATGGGTCGCGTAACATACCTGATTGGCAAGCGGCAGTGGAATATGTTTTCACTGCTGCGCAAGCCAGTGGTGGTAGGAATCCAGAACTTATTGCGGTAGAGGAGTACCCCAATGGCGCAACAATGCACTGATGAATATCAGTATATCGCCATAGACTTTTGGTATGGTGGTGAGAAGATGTCTGATCTAATCACGCACTTCAAGCTGACAGATGTAGAACAAGAGTTCGATCCTATCCCAAAGCGTACCCATCATAGGATACGACAGGCGTTATCGTCTGTTGACATGACAGTATGGAAAGATGGTACAGTGGCAGAAGTTTATGTATCAAGCCATCATAAGCCTAGAGGCTGGCGTATGCCTATATGGTATGATCGTGTGAATAATCTTTGGATGGAAAGGGAAGATTAATGTTAGCTAAAGAGCTACTCTTGGTCGGTATGCTTATGGGTGTAACCCATGAGGAAGTTACATGCTTGGCTGAGAACATGTACTATGAGGCACGTAACCAATCGTTTGCAGGGCAACTTGCCGTTTCAAACGTGGTGATGAACCGTGTCGCTGATGACCGCTACCCCGACACAATCTGTGAGGTTGTGAAGCAAGGGCCAGTGCGTCCATCATGGAAAGGTACAGGTAAAATGATACCTGTGCGTAATCGCTGCCAGTTTAGTTGGTGGTGCGATGGTAAGTCAGATGAACCCAGAGATATAGAGACATACGATGAGCTATATGATTTAGCTACACATATACTTTATCAGGCTATGCCTTACCTCGACATAACAGAAGGTGCTACGCACTATCATGCTGATTATGTGACACCATCATGGGCAGCAACCAAGACCCGAACTGTCGAGATCGAAGATCATATCTTTTACAGGTGGGATTATGCAGACATTCAATAAGATTACGCCTACACATACATACGATTGGTATATTAAGTGGGCGGCAACACTAGTGTTGATGGTTGGTATGATCACAACATCACAAAATATATACCCGCTTAACTTGTTCGTAAACCTTATAGGTTTAGTTGGGTGGTTAGTTGTAGGTATAGCATGGCATGACCGTGCTTTAATTGCAATCAATGCCGTTGGCATTTCAATCTATTCTGAAGGGATACTTGCATGGATGATGAAGTAGATGACCTGCTGGATATACCAGCATTTCTTAAACGTGACCCAACTGAGAAGCTCACCGTTCAGCCCATCGAAGATGAGCCAAAAGAAAAAGGAGAAGAGTCTTGGAAAATTTTGCTGCGACAACATCAAGAAAAGAAACAAGCTCTTGTTGACAGGCGCAATGAACTAGCGCAGCAGCGTAAAGAAAAAGCGCAAAGAAAGCGTGATAAAGCAGAGGCTTACGAGCGTTTCTTAAGGTGGGTGGATCGTCAAGGAGTAGCCTTTTCTTTTATAGGTATAAAAAAGAACTTGACTATGGATGAGAAAGCTATAAGATCGTGCTTACGAAAAGCACTTAAGCAAGGTCACGTAGTTAAACATAATCGCAGACTGTACAAGAAAGGATGAAAATAATGATATCTGTAGCCCTCACTGCACTTGGCTTTTTATTGCTTCATGCTGCTGTAAATAATCTTTATTAGAAGGAGAACTGATATGCCTTTAGATCAAACAAGTGAGTTGCAATTCCTCCCTGAGTTGCCTGATGTTCTGAACTTTGAGCCTGTTGTTGAGCAACAGATGCGCAATGGCAGCAAGGTTGAGGGACATTTCTGGACTGTCAACCCTCTAACCGATAGGGTTATTGGTACTAGTAAGACACGGCACAAGCCACGCAATTTCGTAGAAATGTGGAATAGCCTAGACGCTGGACTCGCCGCATCTGATTTGGATGTTAGCGATTGTGATGTTCACATCCATGATGGACCTGATGGTGCAACCATGAGAGCATCAGTTGTCCTCAAGAGATACGACTTTGAAAGAGTAGTTGGCGAACCCACTAAGCTCTTGGTTAAGGTAGCCGATAGCCACAACCAAACGGTACAACGTGTGGTTAAGGCATTACTCTATCGCTTATGGTGTGAGAACGGGCAGAGTTCTATACATGAGAACATTGGTTTCTCACAGAAACATACGATTAACCAAGACCCGATTAAGTTGGGCGAGGTAGCATCCTCATGGCCTGAGAAGCTGATGAAAGAAGCTGCGCTTCACGCTAAGATGCGTACCTTAAAGGTATCCGATGAAACTACACTAGATTTCTTTACCAAGAATATAGCCACTAGCCGTGGTGTTACTGGTGTAACTGTCAACAAGCAAGCTCTGAAAGAGACTATGGAAATATGGAAAGGGTACAGGTCACTTGGACCTACCGTGTTCCGTATCTACAATACACTCACACACATTAGCTCTCACGTTGAGGCGAAGACAAAAGGTACAAACTTGCACCGCAAGATTGCACGGGAAGAACAACGCATCGAAGAAGTATTGCGAGGTAATGACTTCCAGAAATTGTTAGCAGCATGAGGGCAGTTGCTGAACTTGTAGATGATTATCTTTTATCCAGCAACTTCAACGCTTTACGTGACAGAACCAAGCAAGATTATCGCAGGTTTATTAGGCAAGCAATCTGCACAGAGGTAGAGGGCGTACTGCTACGGCAGCGTCCTCTTACCATGAGTGGCTGCAATGCCAAACGTCACTACGAAATGTGGCTAGATAGAGGTGTGCCTACAGCGAACCATATCTCATCTGTTATCAGGCTCATCTTCAACTATGGTATTGAGATGGGGTACTGCGATAGCAATCCATTCAAAGCCTTCAAGCGACAGGCTACACATACACGTACTGTAATGTGGGAACCCGAAGATGTACGTAAGTTCCTTGATGCAGCGTACTCAAAGTTTCACTGGCGTAATGTAGGTATCATTGCCCATACTGCGTACGATTTGTGTCAACGTGTGGGTGACATGCGTATGCTTGAGTGGAGTTGGTTTGACTTTGATAAACACGTACTGCACTTACAGCAATCAAAGCGTAGGGCAGAGGTACACCTGCCTATCAACGATGAACTGTGGGACATGTTGCTACAGCAAGAGGTGGACTATGGCTTCCAGAAATACGTAGCACCGAAACCTAAGTCAGATGGTTGGGGGTTCAAGCCATACTCTGATCAGTATCTGTCAAGGGTAGCGCGTAAGATTATGCAGGAAGCAGAGCTACCAGATACACTACGTATATCCGACTTGCGTAGGACAGGTACAGTTGAGATGGTCGAGGCTGGTGTTCCAATGGGACAGATCATGTCTGTTACAGGACACGCTAACCCACAAAGTGTTAAGCCTTACATGAAGGCTACGTATACGGCAGCTAATGCTGCGTTAACAACTAGAAGGTCCAACGTTGGACCAAAGGAGTAGCATGGATATCAAACAATTTGTTACTGATCTTGATCTCGCACATGAAGAAACCAAACGCATGAACTGCCCTGTATGTGGGGGCATTAAAACTTTCACCGCAACTAACAGCATGGGTTCCTTACTCTGGAACTGCTACAAAGCTACATGTCATGTAGGTGGGCAGACACGTATCCGTATGTCAGCAGAAGATTTGCAGAAGGTGCATAGTCGCACCAAGAGTACGGAAAGTATTACCGAACTAGAGCCACCCCCTTACTGGACTATACCTACAACAGAAGATGTACCATCTTTCTATAGGCATTGTGACGCATACAACTTTGACCCCGAAAAGATTGGGCTAACGTATGATGTCAAAGAGAATCGCATTGTGTATCCCATATACCACAAAGGCATACTCGTTGACGCATGTGGCAAGTCGCTAAGTAAACGGCTACCTAAATGGAAACGATATGGTAAGTCACAGATACCTTACACATATGGTAGAGATATCACAGGAACTGTGGTTGTGGTAGAAGATTGCATCAGTGCTACTGTTGTGGGTGACATAGGCTTGACAGGTCTAGCGTTGCTAGGTACAAACCTACTTGATGTACACCGCACAGTCATATCAAAATACAGCAAGGCAATCATTGCGTTGGATCGTGATGCGTTACCTAAACTAATGAGCATGGCAAAAGAGCTACGTCCTATCGTAGATAGTGTGCAGGTCATGCGCCTTAACGATGATGTTAAGTACCAGCATCCAGATGACATGAACTATTTAAGAGGAGAAGTATAGTGGAACTATCCCTAATCAGAAGCCTCATGGACAAGCCTTTCTATGAGAATCATAGAGGAGCGCAATGCCCAGATAAGCTGTTCTCCAAAGACGTAGGTAAGATCAAGCGTGTCATTGATGTTGCAATGTCTAGGTACAACAGAGATATTACACCCAACGAAGTTGAAGCATTGTTCTTTAGCAGCAACCCATCCCTAACTACAGCGCAGAAAGAAGACTATACATCTATCTTCAAGCGGGTACGTGCAGAGAAACCTATGGGTGAAGACGTTGCAGAGGAAGTGTTATCAAAACTATTCCAACAAGTTGTTGGCGAGGAGATTGCTAACATAGGCTTCGACTACGTGAACGGTTCACAGTCTACGCTTGAACCTTTGCGCAACTTGCTTGAGCAATACAGTGATGACTTCCTACCCAATGTCAATATCGAATGGGATGATATCACAGTTGACAACCTCTTAGCACAGAATGATCTTGAAGCTAGGTGGACTTTCAATATACCTACACTTGCCAGCCGTGTTGCTGGTGTAAATGACGGGCATCTAATTGAGGTAGGCGCACGGCCCAACACTGGCAAGACATCCTTTCATGCATCTCTTGTTGCTGGACCTAATGGCTTTGCATGGCAAGGTGCTAAGTGTATGGTGCTATGCAACGAGGAAGCCTTCCATCGCGTAGGTGCTAGGTATCTTACGGCTGCATCAGGTATAACCTTGCAAGAGGTTGTGAAGAACAAAGATGCTGCCATTGAATTGTATGATCAAATACGTGACAATATTCTAATGAAGGATATAACTGGGCGCGACATGTCTTGGGTTGAGACTGTAGTTAAGTCATATGAACCCGACATTGTTATCCTTGACATGGGTGACAAGTTCGCAAACTTCTCCGCATATGCACGTACAGATGAAGCGTTGAAAGCTAACGCAATCTATGCTAGGATCATCGCCAAAGAGTATGGTTGTGCTATATTCTACATGTCTCAACTAAGTGCAGAGGCAGAGGGTAAGATCACATTGAACCAAGCAATGATGGAAGGATCACGTACTGGTAAGGCAGCGGAAGCTGACCTGATGGTACTGATAGCAAAGAACCCCTCTATTGAGGGGCAAGATGAAGAGGATCGCCAACGTCACCTTAACGTAGTTAAGAATAAGTTGACGGGTTGGCATGGTATTGTGCATTGCAATCTTGAATATGAAATAGCGAGGTACGTAGTATGAGTAAGAATGTTTTAATTCCTAAACGTGATGGAGAAAACTTCCAGTTCTTCACGCCATTCGGCCCTACTGTAGGGTATATGAAGTTAAGTGATGAACTTGTAGGCACACTTAATAGTTTAATTGACGACCATGATAGCGGCGGCAATATGATGCCTGACTATTCAGATCAGCTTGTCGGTAAAGTTGGAGAAGAACTTTTCATTGAAAAGAAAATTTTAACTGGTCCCATTGGTGAAGAGATAAAAGATTTTGTAGCAAACTGGTGGTTGTATTCTCGCTCAAGGCAAGAGCTTAAGCAAGTATCCTTTAAGGATGATACAGAATACATGATAGATATTCAAAGTGGCTGGATAGTTAGGCAGTACCAGCATGAGTATAATCCTATACATATTCACACAGGCTGTGAGTTTTCTTGCATTGGCTACTTAAAGATGCCAGATGATATAGAAGATGAGTTCAAAAAGGATTGGGAAGATCATCATCCAACGCACGGCATGACTCAATTTGTTTTTGGCAATCAGCTTGGGCATGTAACTAATAACTTTTTTATTAGGCCACAAGTTGGTGACTTCTACTTCTTTCCTGCATCACTACAACATATGGTATACCCATTCTATTGTGAAGGTGAGCGCAGAGCTTTCAGTCTTAATGTAAACTTTAACTCCAGAGAGAAGGAGATTGGGGATGAAGCTAGTACTTGACGTAGAGAATACCGTTACACATAGGGACGGTAAGCTACACCTTGATCCATTTGAGCGCGACAATCAGCTTGTTTTGGTTGGTGTGCTTGATGATCACGACAACGAATTTCAGTTTACGTTCCATCACAACGAAGCAGATGGATCGTTGATACCATACGAGACAGAAACACTACAAGCTATGCTTGATGATACGGCTGTACTCATAGGTCACAACATTGCCCATGATCTTCTTTGGCTATGGGAGTGCGGCTTCACGTACGATGGTCCAGTGTTTGATACTATGCTTGCAGAATACATCATGCAATGCGGTGTCAAGCAACCGCTCTCGCTTGAGGCATGTGCTGAACGATACGAACTAGACACACAGAAGCAGGATACAATGAAGAAGTATCTCGCTGATGGTGTGTCAGTTGCTGACATTCCATATGAGGAACTGTCAATGTATCTATCCGCTGACCTCAAAGCTACATACGAGCTATGTCAGGCGCAGCGTAAGCGTTTGCACAGTAATAAGTATAACTCGTTGTGGCCTACCGTTGACCTAACCAATGAGGTATGCGTTACACTTGCACGTATCTACCAGCGTGGGTTTACAGTTGATCGTGATCGCCTTGCTTCTGTACGTGAGGAGTTTCTGCAAGAGCATACACAAATCAAGCGTAGCTTAGATCGCCAAGTCAAACATCTCATGGGTGATACACCTGTCAACCTCTCATCGCCAGAGCAATTGTCTCAACTCATATACAGCCGTGCGCCAAACGAGAAGTCTATGTGGCCTCTAAAGTTTCAGCCTTATGATTCGGCTGATAAGTTTCGCACAACTGTAAAGAAAAATTCATCTCTTGTTCACAAAACTGTAGCAAAGATGTGCAAAACTTGTAATGGTTACGGTAAGGTATTCAAGAAGAAGAAGGATGGTTCCAACTTCAAGAACCGTACCAAGTGTCCTGACTGTCTTGGTGCTGGTGTTATCTACAACAAAAGCAACACCGTTGCTGGCTTACGTTTGATTGCACCATCAGCCAAGTGGGTAACGGCAAATGGTTTCAGTACAAACAAGATACATCTTGAGGTTCTTGAGAATGCAGCACGATCAAAGGGTCTGCCAGAGGCAGCAGAGTTTCTCTCTAATGTGCGTAGACTATCTGCGCTAGAGACATACCTATCGTCCTTCATCGACGGCATTGAGACACATCTCAAGCCAGATGGTAAGCTACATGTACGTCTTACACAACACATGACGGCTACAGGTAGGTTCAGTGGCCGTGACCCTAACATGCAGAACATGCCAAGAGGCGGCACGTTTCCCGTCAAGCGTGTGTTTGTATCTAGGTTTACGGGCGGTAAGATATTTGAGGCAGACTTTGCCCAACTAGAGTTTCGTACAGCAGCGTTTCTATCACAGGACGAGACTGCTATGAAAGAAGTAAAGGAAGGTTTTGATGTTCACAGTTACACTGCGAAAGTTATATCGGATGCTGGTCAACCTATATCACGGCAGGAAGCCAAGACGCATACGTTCGCTCCCCTATACGGAGCAACGGGATTTGGGCGCACTAATTCTGAGGCAGCATATTACAAACACTTCAATGACAAATACAAAGGCGTGGCACAGTGGCATAAGCGGCTGGCTACGCAAGCTCTAAACGATAGGCGCATTAGTACACCATCAGGTAGGCAGTTTGCTTTCCCCCACGTGCAGCGTAGGGTCAACGGTACTGTCAGTCACTTTACACAGATCAAGAATTATCCTGTGCAATCATTTGCTACGGCTGATATTGTTCCCATTGCATTACTTGCTATCGAAGATGGGCTTAAGATTCACGATGCACAGTCTTGTATTGTGAATACAGTACATGATTCAATTGTTATTGACATGCACCCCGATGAGTTTGAACTCGTTAAAGGTGTACTCAAACAGGTCGAACAGAATCTTGTAACTATGATACAGCTACGATGGGGGATAGATTTCAACGTTCCGTTGTTACTTGACGCTAAAGTAGGTGATAATTGGATGGAAACAAAGGAGATATAATATGAGACTATCAATATTAAGTGGACTGTTTAGTCTATTAGTAGTAAATGTTACCCATGCAGCAGGAAGTGATCCAATTTCTACTGTAGGTTCATCTACTGTGTATCCATTTGCCACTGTTGTAGCAGAGCGGTTTGGTAAACTAACTAAATTTCAAACTCCTGTTATCGAATCAACTGGAACAGGTGGTGGAATGAAATTATTTTGTAATGGTGTTGGTTATCAACATCCAGATATTACAAATGCAAGTAGGCCAATTAAGAAATCAGAAAAAGAAAAATGTAAATCAAATGGTGTAACTCCTGTAGAGATAAAAGTTGGTTATGATGGTATTGTTCTTGCAAACAGTAAAAAAGGTACAAAGCTATCTGTAACGACAGATCAACTCTATCGTGCAACAGCAAAAGAAGTTTGGGATGGCTCTAAGTTTATTATAAATCCCTATAAAAAGTGGAGTGACATTGATCCATCACTTCCAGATTTAGCTATTGAAGTTATGGGTCCACCACCTACATCTGGTACGAGGGATGCCTATGTTGAATTAGTACAACATAAAGCCTGTAAGAAATTAGGTATCAAAAAGAAAGGTGATGACGGTTACAAAGCTAGGTGTAGTGCTGTACGTGAGGATGGTGGGTACATTGAAGGCGGTGAAAACGATAACTTGATTATTCAAAAACTTGTGGGAGAACCAAAACGATATGGTATTTTTGGTTTTTCTTTTCTTGACAATAATCTAGATCAACTTTGGGGAACTGCCATTGACGGTGTAGAACCTACGTTTGAAGGTATTGCATCTGGTGATTACCCTGTAAGTCGGGGGCTATTCTTCTATGTTAAAAAAGAGCATATTGGTATGGTTCCCGGATTAAGTGAATACGTAAGATTCTTTGCAAGTAAACAGATGATTGGTGAAACAGGCGCAACTGTTGATAAAGGTCTTATTCCTTTACCAGATGATGAGTACAAAGCCTTAATCGAAAAGATTAATAAAAATCTTTAACAGATGCGCTTTTAACTTGCCTTATCACATTCCTTGTGATAGGTTCATTGAACTCAACAACAGAAGGAGTCAAACATATGACATCACAAATTACAACTATCGACACTAACGAAGCTAACTTTGCTGCAATGGCTAAGACTATGGGCATTGCAGTAAGTGAAGGTGATTCTTCTAAGAAGGAGACTAGCACCCTTCCTCGCTTCCGCATTTGGCATCAGCCAATCATGGGAGTTGCCGATGTTAAAGGCAAGAAGAAGAAGGTTGAGGTACTAGAAGGTGGAACCTTTAGACTTGAAGTTCCTAATGGTGAAACCATCTACTCCCCAACCGCAAGCATTCGTGTGTTTATGCAACGCTATATGTATAAGCGTTTCGTAGCTAACCCGAATGCAAAAGAAGGTGAGTCACGTGGTACGTATCACAAGACTGTCATGGCAGACAACTTGAACATTGACTTGAAAGATAATCAAGGGACGTTCAACTGTGGTAAGCCAGCGGGTTACATCGCAGACTTCAAGGCTTTGCCTGAGAGTATGCAGGACTTGATCCGACAGATTAAACGTGTGCGTGTATTGTTTGGTGAGGTAACACTTGATAATCCTCACGATCATAACGGTGATCCACTTGATCATTCTTCCATTCACCCGTTTATCTGGGAGATTGACAATCGTGATGCGTTCAAAACATTGGGCGTACCACTCACCAAGATGGGTAACATGAAGCGTCTGCCCTTGCAGCACTACATTACTCTTACGACTAAGGAACAATCGTTGCCAAACGGTAACTCATTCTTCCTACCAGAAGCGTCACTTGATCTGTCCTTTAGTGAGGACATTTCAGATAGCGACCAAGAAACCTTTGCTGATTTCTTAGCATGGGTTACGAACTACAATGAATACATTATGAGCCAATGGGAACTTAATGTAGGGCAAGAAGATGTCAGCGGAGAAGAAGCTATCGTTATAAACGATATCATCGACACCATTGAGATCGAAGAAGCAGTAGCCTAAATGCAAAACCCAGATGAACTGTCGGTGCATAAATTCTTGAATGATGTCGTAGACAATAAAGCTACGATGGACACTGAAACAATTGATATAATTGTTGAGGATATTCGGGAAGCATTGTACCGACAGTTCTCTGGCGGTGAGGATAGGTCTAAGTTTCGCTTGCGTATGTCTAACGTAGGCAGACCTTACTGCCAGCTTTGGTTCGATAAGAACAAGCCAGAGACTAAAGCACCCAAGCCTAATTCATTTGTAATGAACATGATGTTTGGGGATATCATTGAGGCAATCTTCAAAGGTGTACTACGTGCAGCAGGTGTAAAGTTTAAGAACAGTGAGCGTGTTACGCTACAGTTATCAGACAATACACAGATAGAAGGCACGTATGACCTTGTGACAAAAGGCGTTGATGATGTTAAGTCTGCATCTGATTGGTCCTATCGTAATAAATTCAAAGACTTTGCTACGCTAGATAAAGACGATCCATTTGGCTATGTTGCACAGTTAGCAGGATACGCTAAAGCCAGCGAGGAAGGTGCTGGTGGATGGTGGGTTGTGAATAAAAACAACGGCAGCTTTAAATACATATCAGCTAATGATATGGATGTCGCTAAAGAAATCAAAGCTGTTGAAGAGAAGAAGAAGAAACTTGATGACAACGTTTTTGAGAGGTGCTACGATGCAGTTCCAGAAACGTACCGAAAGAAAGAAACAGGAAACAAAGTGTTAAATCGCTCTTGCAATTTCTGTGATTATCGGTATACCTGCTGGCCTACCCTTCAAGAAAGAGAAGCCGTAAACTACAGCGGTTATAAGACCGCACCATTAGTGTCTTACGTAGAAATGAAAGGAGAAGTGCATGACTGAGTTTGACGATCTTGACGTTGAAACGTTGGAGTCTACTGTTAAAGATTTAACTGAACAGTTGACCCTTGCTAAGAAAGCTCTACGAGAGAAACGTACAGTTGATCTACGCATGGCTATGGAAGCGAAAAAGCAAGCTGATGCTAATGTGCAGATTGAATTGCGCAATCTTGGATACGGTGCAGTAGGTGCATATAAGTTTCCTACGCACTTAAGCATGGGTAAACTCTTTGACATCTAATGCCACGGCATTCAACCTACAACGCTAAGAAAGTCGGGAAGTATAGGAGTGGCCTAGAACATTCTGTGTCCTGCAATCTTGATGAATTAAATTGTACATATGAGTACGAGACTATAAACATCAAGTGGGAAGATTGTGTTCACCGCTCTTATACTCCCGATTTTATTTTGCCCAATAGTATAATTATTGAGTGCAAAGGTTTCTTCGGTAAGGAGCAAAGACGTAGGCATCTTGCTATACAGAAAGCATACCCACATTTAGATATTCGATTTGTATTTACTAATAGTAAAAGTAAGATTTACAAAGGATCAAAAACATCGTATGGTGGATGGTGTGACAAGCATGGCTTTAAGTATGCCGACAAGACAATACCTAAGACTTGGATCAAGGAGAAACGTAATGACAGAACAACTAAACACTGAAGACTTCTTTGTACAGATACGCCCACAGCTATCTGATACAAATGAATGGACAGGATCGGTTGATGTTAATGTAGTAACAATGCCCGACAATCCTTTGAATGACGTTGACTATTATTCTTTACTAAACCTAGCCAAGTTAGTATGCTCAACCATTCCTGTAATGGAAGAAGATGATGACTTCCGTATAAAGCTAGAGCGTTGGCTTGAGCAATACGAGAACAGCGGGGGAGATTTTGCTGACGATAAAAGACTAGCTGTTAAGGGCGAAGAAGGTAACGTAGTGTACCTAGATTTCCTAACTGAGACTGAAGGGAGTGCATAATGAAAGAGCATTTGATTGACGTAGAAACAGCACATGCTGCTGCGGAAGTGGACAGGATGAGAGGTAAAACACAACGTGTACTGCCTTTTAAAGAAGGTGAGTTCATGCACCATGCAAAGGCAGACATGGTTAATAGCCCACCGCATTACAACAAGTATGGTGTTGAGTGCATTGATGCAATCAAAGCTACGCTTGATACTAACTTCATAGCCTATTGCATAGGTAATGCAATGAAGTATATTTGGCGGCACTCTTACAAGGGCAAGCCCAAAGAAGATTTACGTAAGGCCGTATGGTATTTGAATCGTGCAATAGATGAGTTGCCTGATGATACTTAAGGCATACATCACGATTGAAGTAGACATAGAAGAATACCCGTCACCAGTTGATGGAGATATTGCCTCTGAGATAAAGGACGAGCTTACAGCTAGTGTCTATGATATCGACGGGGTTGAGCTTAAACAGATAAACGTTTTAGGGAGTAAATAAAATGACAGAATTACCTACCCCATACCAATCCTTTATTCACGTTTCACGTTATGCACGTTGGCTAGACACAGAACAGCGCAGAGAAACATGGAGCGAAACCGTATCACGTTACATGGAGAATGTAGTTGCCCCTCATGTAAGCGCACCCATAGCTGCACAATTGGCTAATGCTATTGAGAACCTAGAAGTGATGCCTTCTATGAGAGCAATGATGACCGCTGGCGCGGCACTTAATCGCTGCCATGTGGCTGGCTACAACTGTAGCTACCTACCTATAGATGATGTTCGTAGCTTTGATGAGACACTGTACATTCTTATGTGTGGCACAGGCGTAGGGTATTCCGTAGAGCGTCAATACGTATCGAAGCTCCCCTTTGTCCCTGATGACATTGTGCGTATGAATGAGACATATGTAATCGAAGATAGCAAACAGGGATGGGCAAAAGGATTACGTTATATAATGACATCCCTATATGATGGTAAGCATTTCACGTGGGATTTATCTAAGATACGTTCAAAGGGTTCACGCCTTAAAACATTCGGCGGTAGAGCATCAGGTCCAGAGCCGATGAACGATCTACTTAAGTTTGTTACAAACACATTCTATAACGCAAGAGGTCGGCAGCTTACCTCGCTAGAGTGCCATGACATTATGTGTAAGGTTGCGTCTGCCGTAATCATGGGCGGGGTACGTAGGTCTGCAATGATTAGCCTATCCAACATAGGTGATGGGCAAATGCGTAATGCAAAGACAGGTGATTGGTACGCCCCAGAGAACCAGCCTTATCGTGGCTTTGCTAACAACTCTGCTTGCTATACAACGAAGCCTGACATTGGTTCGTTTATGAACGAGTGGCTCTCGTTGTACACTAGTAAGAGTGGTGAGCGTGGTATATTCAACAGACAGGCTGCAAAGCAGCAAGCGGCTAAGAATAACAGGCGAGATGAGAACCATGAGTTCGGAACAAACCCTTGTTCGGAGATTATCTTACGGCCTTATCAGTTCTGTAATCTTACAGAAGTTGTAGTGCGTGAGGATGACAATGAAGATACCTTACTCAAGAAGGTGGAGTTAGCTACTATTCTAGGTACAATTCAAGCCAAGCTGACAAACTTTAAGTACCTACGTAGGGTATGGTCTAACAACACTGAACTTGAACGCTTGCTTGGTGTGTCGCTCACTGGTATATTAGACCACCATGCGTTAGGACATGTGTGTGAAAGTACGAAAGGATTACTGGAGAAGTTAAAGGAGAGGGCCATTGAAACAAACAAAGATTGGGCCAAGATATTGGGGATACCTGTGTCGGCTGCAATCACTTGCGTCAAGCCTAGCGGTACTGTTAGTCAGCTTACTGATTCAGCCTCTGGTATTCACCCTCGTTATAGTGAGTATTATATACGTACTGTACGTGGCGATAAGAGTGACCCCCTCACTGGCTTCCTCATTGCTGAAGGCGTACCATGCGAAGACGCTGTATCAGACCCTAGCGGAAACACTGCGGTCTTTTCTTTCCCAACTAAAAGTCCCGTAAAATCAAGGAAGCGGCATAACCTTTCGGCCATACAGCACCTAGAGATATGGAAGATGTATCAGGAGCATTGGTGTGAACATAAGCCATCTATCACCATTAACGTAAAGGAAAATGAATGGCTAGAGGTAGGAGCATGGGTATATGAGAACTTTGATATCTGTAGTGGCATCAGCTTCTTACCTTACAGTGATCATATATATGCACAAGCTCCTTATACAGAAGTGAGCAAAGCCGATTACAAAGATGCGTTAGCAAAGATGCCAAAAGACTTTAGCTTAAGTAGGCTAACTGAATGGGAATCAGAAGATGCTACGACAGGTAATCAGACACTAGCATGTACGGCAGACTCTTGTGAAATTGTAGACATATAAAGGAGATATCCTTATGATTAAAGAGATTAAGATAACAGACAAGATGCTCTTGTCGGCGCGTAAGAAAGCTAAAGAGCTTGGACGATTGCACAACTCTATCTCTAAAGGCAAAGGCAATCTTTGTGGATTCTTAGGTGAAGAAGTTGCCATGAAAGTCTTAAGGAATGGGGAAATTAATAACACATATGAGTATGACATACTCTTAGAGAATGGTGAAACTATAGATGTTAAGTCTAAACACACAAGTGTAGCACCTAAAGGTCATTACGATTGTAGTGTATCAAATCATAATATAAAACAAGAGTGTGACTACTATGCATTTGTACGAGTTAAGATGGACTATACAGTAGCTTGGTTCTGTGGTATGGTACGAAAGAAAGACTTCTTTGAAGAGGCTTACTTTGCTAAGAAGGGTGAAGTTGACCCTGATAATAACTATGTTGTTAAGGCCGATTGTTATCAACTTAAAATAGATCAGTTAAGGGAGAATGTTTATGTTGCGTAAAGGATTATCAAAATACGATGCGCCCTTAAAGATACAATACTCAAAAGGGTATAATGCTTTTTGGAGAGGTACGGATAAAGACAACTATCCTTTTAGGAATCCGTATCATCCAAACTCTATGCAGTATAGGGAATGGCAAAGAGGTTACAACAAAGCATACTTTGAAAACAAAGAGAAGTATAATGGGCAAACGATATAACCATTGGTTTTGGCACTCAGACTTTATGCGTTGGGTATCACGTAAAGTGGGTGCATTTAATGCGTGGCTATGGAGGCAGATGTGGTCGAAGCACAGAGGGACGTAATAGGAAGTAATCTTAAAAAAGAAGCAGAGGATTTCATGGTCAAAAAAAATCCCCCGCAAAAAGCAGGGGATAATGATAATGAGATAAAGATTCTTGTTACTATTAATGGTACTAAGGTTACAGCTAAATTGGTTTAATTCTTGTCTCTCCCTCTCATATAGGGATCAGTCATTAAACCTCTAGGTGTTCTTCCCCTTAGATAGTCTCTGCTTTTTCTTTCTTGTTCTCCATATAACTGGCCCTTCTCTCGTTTGAAATCATCATACATTTCAAGCCCTCGCCTGTATCCCCCAGAATCCATAATGCTTTGACCAGACTCTCTAAGATAGTCGCTTTCAATAAGCCTACGTATGTCTTTAGGTATACGCTCAAACTCAAACTTCTCTCCTCTTGAGAATGGCTCACCAGCACTATCACTATCTCCTTGTACTCGTAGAAGCGCACGTTCACGCCCGTCATGCATATTTGTTCTAAGCAAAGACTTTAACTCAATAATTTTCTTTTCATTGCTTAGTTCTTTGTACGCTTTTGATTTAATCAGAGGGAGTGCAGACTGTGTATTATTTTGTCCAGTGTACATCTTTCCCCACCAATCAATTTCCGCATCACCAGTTCCTTGATAAACTTCCCAATGCTTAAGCTGCAATCGCTTAACCTCTTTTTCAAGAGCGTTAGGCTCGTTCCTGTGTGTCAATCCTAGCAACTGTTTCTCCCACGGGAACCGTGCATATAAAGGATCAGTTACGAATGTTTTCTCTCCTTGTGTAAACCCACCGCCTCTAGTGGGAGATGTCATTGGTCGTTTCTTTGGTCCAACATCTTCAACGTCAAACCCGAACAACCATTTATCTCCTTCTACACCCTTGTCCCTTGAGTAAGCAAGATATCCATTCATTGGATCAGTTACGTGCGGGAAGGAACGTGATGCTTGTTTAGCAAAATAGTGCCATCCATTTACATCATTATTGTCGGGTACAATAGAATAGTTCTGTGGGTCAAACTGTGCGTTCATATCCTTTAACATACCAGCGGGTATGGTAAAAGTATTTAACCAATCTCCTGTTAGCTTACGTACGACTTTAAAATCTTCATCTGTCATATCTTTATGTGTAGCTACATACTCAATAGTTTTATCTAAAAACTCTAGTCCACTACCTGTGCGTAGAGTAGACCCCATTACTGCTTTAGCTAAGTTCTCGTAATCAACTTCTCTAAAAACAATCTCTTGGTTCTTAGGTATTCCCAACCCTTCCAATTGATTTGCTAGTTGTACATTTTCTCTTTGATTAGCATAACGGTATATCTGATCAGCAGCCCATGCATAGATGGCAAATGGGCCTAGCTGCGCACGTGTATCTACAACTCCTCCAGCAGTATAGTATTCATATGGTCCAGTATTTTCATCACCTGCTCTTGATCTCATCTGCATGGCCCCATATAGCATTCCCATACCTGTTACTTGCTTCGACAATATATCTCCTGTTGATCTCTTCGCGCCCGATCTAAAGAAGTCTATTGATCCAATAATAGGAGCGTGAGTATACATAAACTCAAGAGAGTTCATGGTAAATTTAGGAAACGGTATAATCATTGATGCTCCGGGTTGCGAGAAAACTTTAATAAATCCATTAGCAAATTTTCCAGCAGCAGTTTTTCTTCCAGCATATCCTTTTTGGTACACAAATGAGAGTGTCTCATCTAACGAGTTCTTAATTAATTGAGGATCAAGGTGATTCATTGTGTGACCGCCTTTAAGAAAGTCCATAAAGGTGTCACCATACTTACTTCTATCTGCTTCGGTAGTATACTTAACATAATTCTTTTTCATTTGATCAGCAAATATTGCTCTCTTAAAGGTGTTATCCGAAAGAGTGTTGATGTAATTCATCTTCTTGCCAAGCTCTGCTATGCCAGAGCCAACACCAAAGTTTTCTGCTAGGTCTGCGTTTGCTCTAAATAGTTGTTGAAAGTTTCCGGGCATCTCTTCGTTAAATATTCTTTTTATAATTTCTGCTTCAGCAGGGTTCACTAGTTCTTTGTATACACGGAAAGGATTGCTTACCCCTACTTTAGGTGCAACATCTTCGCTTGCTCCTAGTGATCTACGTATCCAGTTACCTGTGCCATCTATGCCAGCTTCAACAAAGTTATCTAGTGCATAGATAGCTGATCTAAATGCGGCGTTCTCTGTGTTACGAACTGTAGTTGCTAACTGAGAAGTCATTGCACCTAATCGCAGCTTATCTACGTTTGTCATAAACTGCCATATGCCTTTATGCACAGATGAACTTTCTCGCGCAGCAAATCTTTTTTGTTCCGCTGTGACTGTACGCATACCTACAGATTCAAGTGAGGAAAGCCCTTCCATAGTTTCATTAACTAGCTTCTTTTTTAAGGCACTCATCGTTCCTAATTTACTAGCAGCATCATGTAGATCAGCCATAAAGAATTTACCTATATCGCCTTGAGTGATGCTATGCTCATCCATTATTCTAGCTATGTCATCTATGCCTAACGCCTCATCGCCGCTTTCCAAAGCACGTGCTAATGTTTGTGTAATGCGCTCACCCTTTACAGGTGTTACTCTAGACATAATCTTAGCTGATGCAGCAGCAATATTTCTGACTGTCTCAGGGGTCATGTCTGCCGTTAACTCTAATTGTTTTGCAGCTTGGCCTGTTTCATCTACGTACTCAACTCCTTCATCAGGCTTCTTCTTACGCATAAGGGTATCCATAATCTTCCCCTTTACACGTTGGCCTGATGCAACTAGAGTCTTATCAAGAGCTTTTTTCTTAGCACTTTCTAATGAGAGTATCTGTCTTTCGATCTCTTTAGCAGTTGCCCCAAGAGCATCATCTCCAAATACTTCTTTAGTATTATCTATAGCTAAACGCTTGTTCGTTTCTTTGCGTAGGGTACGCATTCCAAATGCTTCTGCTGTATTAGCACCCTTACTAAATGTAGAACGTGCTGTTAAGCCGCCCCCTAATGCGCCAGCAGTAGCACCTATACCTGCATGAAGGGCAACATCTCCCTTATCTATTTCTTTATTCTGAAGCTCGTCTTGAAGCATCCTTATCTCTGGCGGCACTGGTTCACCAGCGTCTTCTTTCTCTTTAATAAAAGGTTTAATTGTTTCTTCATCAAAACCTTTACCTGCTATAATCTCACCTTCTTGTCTTTGGGCCTCTTGAAACCCCATTGCAGTACCTTCTATAGCACCTACTACACCAACTCCTTTTGCAGTAGCTTTATTTCTAGCTTTCTTAAGTGCTAAGTCTTTGACACCTTGTTTGGCAAACTCCATGATTTGTCGTTTACCTAGCTCAAGACCTGTAGCTACCCCTGCTTTTGTAGCACCTCCAGTAACAGCACTTATCCATGTTGAAGGCGCAGATGCAATTCCCCCTGCATAGTCTTTTACTGTTTCTACATTAAACTTCCCTTTTAAATTATTCTCTATCATATCATGCAAGAAGTAGTATCTATTGCGTTGCTCATCCGTACCTGTTTTTAAATGGTACAGATCACGTGCAATAGTTACTTCATTAACGGTACGGTATCTCCAATGCTCACGCAATTGATCAAGCACAAATTGCGGGTTCTCTAAATCTTTATCAGTATATCCTAAGATTTTATTCTCACCGGGAAGTGGTATACCTGATCGTTCTTTTAAAAACTTTCTTCCTTCCTCAAGGAACAGGTTATCCTGTAGTATATCAGGGTCATCTTTTTTATTTCTTTCTTGCTGCATCCTTTTCATCTGTTCACGCATACGATCTTCTTGGGCAATCTGCCCACCCGTAAATGCTACACTAGATTGGCTACCAGTAATGCCCATTAGTCTCTCCTACCTAATTCCGCGCATTTTGTCGCGCCATAAGTGCTATTTTTCCTGCCTGAGATTCTCCTATGCTACCTGCTGGCATTACCTGTTGCCTATAAACATTTCTAGTCATCCAGTTATTGTACTGCTCACGTATCTTTCTGACTTCAGCCATTGAGTTTGCAATATTTTGAGGAAGCGTTGTACGCCCTTGTAATGTAGCTATTGCGCTAGCATTAGGCGCATTAAATCCCGGTTGCTGCTGCTGCTGTTGTGACCCTCCGGGTCGCGTTTGCGTTGAACTAGATGGCGTACTCACAGTACCAATACTCCCATAAGTTCCTGCATCTACAGCATCCCTAATCTTTCTCCTTATGTCAGCATCATTAAGTCCAGTGTCCCTGTTACCCATCATGTTAGTATATGAAACAGTAGCTAAATCTAACGCAGCTTGAGCTTTTGTGATAGCATCCCGTTGGGTTGCACGGTTAGGGAATGTCATATTGTTATTACTGTCAAACGCTACAGTTACTCCGTACTTGTCAGCTATGGATCGTGTCATATCCTTACGGAATGAATCTAGGTCAGCCCTTGTTATATCTGCGTCACTCGCTATAATAGCTGCATCTGCACTAGTTTCCATATTTCTAATGTTCTTTTGTAGATTTCTAACTTTACGATCAAGTGTTTTATCCCGCTTCTTAGGATCATATGTCATATCACTTATGTCATTTAACAAGTTCTGCGCTGTCGCTTTTGATGTAATAAACTGCTCATCGGCATCGTCTTTAACAGGCGCTTCTTGATCATCTAAGGTTGCTTTTTTAATATCCGTGTCTAATGGCCTCGTAATCTCAGCTTCATAAGTTGCTGCCTCAATTGCTTGGGTATTCTTAGTAACAGTTTGCTCCTTTATAGTACGATCAATCCTTGCATCTCCGGGAATTAAACTATAGTCAATTGTTCCCGCTATACGATCTCTAAAAGATAAATCTCCAGAAGCAAGAGCATGGGCTTCCGCATATTGATCTTTACCTCCGGGCAGCATACCTTGCATTTGGTTAGCTAATCCACGTGTCCTCCAGTTACCTTGCGGTAAGTTTGCATCCGCTGATACATTAGGTGTACCAAGAATAATACTATTAACTGAATCAACATAATTAAATTGAGGGTCAGCATCACTAGGGTCAATGGAGACTACATTATTTATCATGCTTTTGTATTCAGCGGGAGTAGCAATGGACCTCTGATATTTTAATCTAGCAATAACATCTTGCGCAGATTTTTCACCGCTTTGCGCTACATAAAATGCTTCTTGTTTTCCTAGCCCAAGCGACTGTAGTTCATTGCCAATGCTTTCATACACCTGTCGTTTCTGTCTACGTGTTTGCCGCTTTTTGTATCCAGTTTGTGTAAACTTTGCATGGTCTGCGAAAGCCTTTGTTAGCCGTTCACCTGCTTTTTCTTGATCCTTAACAAACTGATCAGCAAATCCTTTACCGAATGCGCCCCATGAGAATCCCATCTAACCTCTCCTTCCCATTAAACTTTCCTCTTCCATTTCTTCTTGAGGTTCTTCTTCCTCAATCTCTGTATCCATGACTTCTTTATCTTTATTCTTGTCAAATACCTCTTGCATAGCACGTGTTATTAATACAGAATCATCGTTCTGATTAGCTTTATTTGTTTCGGGTTCAATACCTATCTTGTATTCAATACCTGCATCTTCAGCCATCCCTCTTAGCCACTCAGTTACAATAGGCGTTGCAAGAATAGCGACATCTACGGAATGTTTTCCTGTCATTACCCCGCCTAATGTAAATGAGTTAGCCAGAGTAACTAAGGGGTATCCCATTTCAATTACATCAACTATCTGATCATAAATTTCTGGAGTGCTTATTCTTTCAATATAAAATTCAGCAGCCTCTTCAATAGTATTAAACTGGGGAGGATTCTGCCACGGTCTTGCACCCGGTTCAGCAGTTAAAGATTGTCCGGGTACTGGCGCAGCAAATGATGGCGCACGTTCCATTATACTTCTCCTCGTATACGTCTAATTTCTTGCATATAGTGTACTACTTTATCTTTATCATCCATTGTTTCTTCCTTTGATTTTTGTTTACCCATCATAGATAAAGTAGATTCTTTTTTAATAACAGGTTTAGGTTTTTCAGCATCTAATCTTTTATATGCTACCTTAACTGCATTATACATATGCATTGGCATTGACATTATACTTCTCCTTTAAAAAATAAAGTCTATAACACTTCCTACTACAGATGCAGCAGCCGATCCCCATGATTGAGCTTCTGCTCTTTCTGTAGCTAAGTTACCTAATTCTTTCTCTGTTGTAGCGTTAAGATCAGCAATAGCCATTTGGACAATTCTGGCACGTTCATTCTCTGTTGATGTCCATGCCCATTCCATTGTATCTCCATAGTATTGCCACAGGTTTTCATACGCCTGTTGAGAAATACCTAGTAAAGCCTTTGCATTCATTTCGTTAGCATTGTTAATCGAAGCGGTATCTGCTGTAGCTATTGCACGTTTCCATACTGCATTACTTTGTGCAATTACTAGTTGGTTCTGCGCATTAAACTGATCACGTTGGTTGTTTAGTTCTGCATTAAATCTTTCTACAGTATTTACCTGACCAGCATTAAATTGAGCTTGTGCATTAGCTTGAGTAGCATTAAACTGATTAGTTGCTTGTCCTAGATTAGCAAAGAACTGATCAGTTTGATTTTGACTAGCAGCATTAAATTGGTTAGCAGCGTTCTCAGCAGCCTTATCAGTAAACATTGCTTGTATTTGTTCAGCAGCTTTAAATAACTCTGTCTGTTGAGCATTAGCTAAATTAGCCATGTCCATTTGTAGAAGATGTTGTGCGTTTACAACAGCAGCTTGTTGCCGTGCATCTAAATCTTTTTGTTCTAGGGAAGCTATTGCAGCAGCCTCTTGTATTATAAGAGCTTGTTTATTACGTACATTCTCTAAGTTCATAGTTTGCGTCATTGCTGCATTTTCTAGGATAACTTGTTGCTCTGCTGTATGGTTTCTATCCGCTATGTCTGCAATTTTAGTTGCATTAGCTACCCTAGCTTTAAACTCTTGATCAAACTCCATCCCCATAAAAGCTGCACGTTGCTCTGCATATACCATTTGCATAGCTTGACGGTTACTTAAGTTTGCTAGTTCAAATGTTCCAAACGTTTGAGCATCGGCTTGTGCAATGGGTAGTGCAGATTCAAGTGCTGATTGTATCATAGCTTGTCCAAAGATACTAGATGCACCGATCCCCCGTGCCGCCATCTTTTCTGTTACTCCACGTAACGCACCAGCAGCCCATGATGGGGGATTTGAAGCATCAAAGTTTGCAGTTAACTGTGCAAGTTGCCCACGTACTGTTGCTTGTTCGGTAGGATCAGCAGTTGCTGCTTGCACTCCCTCAATAAATTGAGATGCCTTTTCAGCGTTAGCTGCGCCAGATATTAACTCTCCTTCTTGTATCTCTCTTGTAGCCGCTGAGTCAATATGTGCTGCAACTCCTGCCGCTGCATTTAGATTACTAACATCAGAACTTGTAGTCATTACTGGTTGGCCCTGTGCATCTAACACAGGATTTCCATCTGCCCCTATCAGTGGTTTCTTAGCAGACTGCGCTGCATCCATTTTTTGTGCAGTACCTGTTTGCGCTTCTACATCATCTAGTACATTATCTACTGCTGTAGTGCCTACTTTTGCATCTGTAGCAGTTACAACATTTGCATCAGTTTCAGTAACATTATCAGCATAGGTTGTTCCAGCTAGTGTTGGGTCTACAGCAACAGTTCCACCTACCATTCCTGTTGTTTCTGTTAAAATAGTGTTACCATCTGCATCTGTTTCAAATAGCATATTGCCATTTTCATCATACAAAAACTGCCCATTCTCATCTATTCTAGGAATAGGATCGCCACCTGCATCTAGATATTGATCAGCACTCTCTTGTATCATAGCAGGAATAATTTGTTCGCCACCTTGTAGATGAGGATCAACTGCATCTTGTGCAGTCATGCTTCCTATTGTAGCAGGACGAGTTTCGTACCCTGTTACAATTAAGTTACCATCAGCATCCGTTTGGTACATAGGCGTTCCATCTTCATTAAATAGAGGAACAGGGTCTTCTGAGTAAACCGTTTGACCTGATTGGAAGGTTGATGCGCCACTATAAATAGGCATATTCTTAACAAGATTCTTAACTTCTTCTTCTGTACCACTAGGACGATTATGTGAATACAATGTTTTACCAGTATCCGAATCAAAATACTGACCTTTTTTAGCTCCGTAACTATAGACGGAACCTCGCCCACCCATCATGTCTGCTATATATTGGGGAGCATCTACTGAAGAAGAATAGTCTTTCCATTTAATTGAATACTTATCTGTGTATGCATCCTTTTCTAATTTTAAAAAGCTATCAAAATCATCGCCTAAAGTTTGTTGGACACCTTCACTCATTTGTTGTTGATACTGAGGTATTTGATCGTCAGAGTAACCTTCTGGAGCCTGATAAACAAAACCTTTATCTACAGCAGCTTGAATATTTTGGTTGCTTGAAGGCGTAGTGGGAGTAGATGGAATGTTTACATTTGGATTACTGCCGTAGTCAGGCGCAGGGGCTGTACCACCCGGTGCGGTAGTAGGAGATGTAACAGCAGAAGCCATAGCTTTTGCTGGAGCTTGCGCAGATTGCCCTTGTACCAAACCTGTGTCTGTTGTTGTTGTAACTCCTCTACTTGTATTTAAATTCTCTTTTCGTATAGAATCTAAAAGTTCATTTGATTGAGCCTTAGGTGTAACAAGACGGGGATCAGGTTGATTCATAGGTAACGGGTCTGTGTACTCTTCTTTTGCGTCCTTAATACTCTGTTGCATTGTTTCGGCGGCTGCTGGAGTACTATTTTGTCTTTCTGTTAGCGCATTCATTTGTTTATTATATTGTGATTGTAGATCAGTCATGTATTGACTATGTTGACCTTCTAGTTGTGTTTTGTAGGCATTAAGCTGTTCTTCTGGAGTTTGTTCAGATTCTGAATCTATCTGAAAACCTTGCATAACAGGAGGGGGAGTCATCATCTCTGCTATAGCAGGTGTTCCAGACATCTGTGCAATATTTGAACTTGGCATTTCGGGAGGAGTATAAGCAGCCATACCCCCAGTATTAAATCCTCTTTTAGGGTTTTTCTTTCCCTTTATTTCCATATCTAATTCTTTGTGCAAACCCCCAATAAATTGATTTGCAGGAATTTTATACTGTTCAAACATTGCAGTAAGGAGGTTTTCAGCATCTTTTCTAAACTCTGGGGTGTTCCCATGTTTAGATTGCATTCTCTGTAATAGTTTAATTTCTTGCATAAAGTCCTTAGTTTCCATTACTCTTCTCTCCCCTTAAATACTTTCTGCACTGTTTTAGTTTCGTATATACGAATGACTACCCAGATTAGTGATGCCACTGCTGTTACTTCTGGTATCCATTGCATTACTGCGCCAATGGTTACACCACCAGCAGATACATCAATCATATTTTTTGTAGGTTCATTCATTTTAAGTTCCTAATTAAATGTCAGCTAAAGTTCCATCATCCTCTGGAACAGATAAGTCTACAATACTAAATTCAGTACCATCCCAGTTAATACTGCGAGTTGTTTCATTAAAATTTTCAATACTAAATTGATCAACGAACACATAACCAGCATCTTTTAACATATCTTGTGTATAGGTTTCTTTATCTGTTCTTGTTGAGCCATTAGACATTCTAATTCTTTCTGGTATATCTTGCCATAAGATAGGAAACTCTCCGTTTAAAGAAAACATGTAAGTTAATTTCCAACTATCAGTCATGCTGTTATCAATTCTGAAAATACCCAATGGTTAGTATTTTGTCCAGAGGAGGATGTTTCGCTATATATAAAGTAAGTTCCGCTATATGCACTATTTGGACCTGTGCCGCTTGAAGGCGTACCAGATTGATCAACATTCCATCTACCTGCGCCTGTAGAAGTAGTTGTATTGATTTGGGTAGAGTTAGCAAATGCAGTAGTAATGTTGCTTGTATTTGTAGTTCCAGCCTCTATCCACCCACCATAGCCACCACCAGCACTATTAGTTTCAAAACCGTAAGTTGTAGTAAGACTACCATCGTTATAATACTGAACGTTATCTATTGCGTAGTCTCCTCGCCAACCATAGCCCGATGAATATCCCGAATCATGTTTCCATGCAAATCTAAATTCAGTACCCGGAGTTATTGCATACGCATTACTACTCCAGCTTACCGATATCCATGAAGTACTATTATAGTTACCACCTGTCGTACCAAAAGTATGTAGTATATTACCAGATGTATCAACAACATAATGATAGATAGTACCTATATGTATGCCATTCCTATTCTCTTTTAAATCAACATATATATCAACATCTGTTCCAACAGCATCCGTTACAGTAACATTACCAGACTCCATCTCAACAGTCCCGCCCGTACTGCCTGATCTTATCTCTAACTTAAATACATTACTTTCTGATAATCCACCTACTTCTGCTAAGAAAGAAAAGTTTAAAGTTGCAGCATTAGATGATAGAGTAAAACCGCCGCTAACACTTCCACCCCCTGTTAAATCTGCATCAGTCATTGCAGTGCCAGACACAGTATTAAAAGTATAATAAAGGGTAGTTCCGTCTGCAAACCCTGCTGTAACAATAGCAAAGCTCATTGATGCGCCTTCAGATACTGTAGAGGTAGATTCAGTACAACTAATATACTTTTTTGTAGTAGGCCATTTCTCATAATACATACGTTGATCGAATAGATCAAATATACCAGACGTACTATTTGTTTCAGCGACACCAGTTAACGAGTGTTTAAGTCCTATTTTACCTGCATTTCTTCTCATATGACTTACCTACACTGTAAATGTTTGGACAGAACCAGTATATGTAAAGGTAGTATTTAATGATCCATCTGTCCATACTTCTACCTTTCCATCAACACCAGCCGTTCCACCTGATTGATTATTTCCAGAACTACCCCCTGATCCTTGCCCACCTGTGCTTCCACCACCCTGTGTGTTAGTAGTTGAAGTTAGCGCAGGTAAGTCTCCTTGCCCACTAAATCCTACGTACCCTGATCCACCCCCGGCACCAGTGGAGTTAGCTCCTCCTGTCCCACCATACCAGCCAGAACCACCGCCGCCAGCTAGGTTTTGGTTTGAGTATCCACCCACACCAAACGCTCCATTGATACCGCCTTGTGAAGTCTGACCACCAGCAGATTGTGTACCGCCCGGACCACCTGTTCTGTTACCGTACTGTCCACTAGTACCAACGTCTGCACCTACGTTACCACCACCATCTGCACCTATTGAGCAGTTTCCACCGCCACCACCGCCGCCGCCTACTATAATAACTGAACCAGTATCACCACTTAAGCTAGATAATATACCAGTTGCAGTTGCAACATGGGTTGCTCCACCGCCAGAACCGCCCCAGTAACCTCCGTTACCCGCTCTTGCTCCACCATTATATCTTGCTGGATGGGTTGTTCCAGTTTGGCTAACGCCGCCTTGACCTACTACAATGTAAAATGTTGTTCCAGCCGCTACAGTTTCAAGAGTTCCTTGTGCGTATCCTCCATCACCACCATGATGAGGATTACCATTATTACTGTAGTTACTTCCGGGTCCACCTCCTGCACCCCATACCTTAAGGAGTATATCAACACCATCGCCAAATAAATGTCCAACAGTTAGATTATGGACTCCAGCTTTAGCGTTTAAGCCACTTTCATTTCCAACGTAACTACCATACCTTAGATAATTGAATGCCATTATTATGCATCGTCTATTTCTTCATACGAACATACCCCTGCTAAATCTCCAGCGGCACTAGCGTCTAAATGTATTGCTCTATCTTCTTCTAGATATATAGAAGTATCTTTTGATATTACAACTAAAGTAGAATCGGCAGGAACACTTATAGTATTTGCAAGTTTTGCTAGTACGGAACCACTAGCAGTTTTTATAGTAACAGTTATATCAGCAGCGTTTGTCCCGTCAATATTAGATATTACTAAGCTGTTTATTTTTAACAACTTATTAGACGATGCAGCATTGGTTAATATCGCATCATCAGATGTCGATATATCTGCATCAAAAACTGTCTTTCCATATATTGAAGTTACGCTAACTACATTAGGTGCTGCCATTTATTCCTTCCTTATCCGAATACCATAGCCATAGCTATAGCCTTTCCCGTTGTAATACCACCACCACCACCGCCACCAGCAATAGTAATTGTTTTAGTACTTCCTGTTCCGCTTGCGGCAACTCCTGCCCCCACAAAGTTTAAGGTTGTAGCTGCTGTAGATAAAGTCACCCCTTCATCTTGAATAGTAGTTGAGCCAGCAGCTACATCTGCAAATGTTATAGCACCACTACCGTCTGTTTGTAATACTTGGTTAGCTGTGCCATCTGCTGCTGGTAAAGTAAATGCGTTATTAATACGCATTGCCCCACTACTATCTATTTTTAATCTTTCAGTAGTATTATTATATATATGGATTTCGTTATCCATAGCCGCTGTGCCAGCGTAGTCACCAATTATTATATTATTAGCACCTGTTGTTACTGCGTCACCAGCGGTCTTTCCTATAAAAATGTTGTTATCGCCAGTGGTTATAGCGGTTCCTGCTTGGTATCCTACATACACTCCGTACTCTTCTTGTGCGTCATTCGCCGCACCCACCCCTGCTTCAAACCCTATAGCAGTATTGTATGCTCTATTTGTAGCATTAGCCCCATTCATTAAGGCTTTAGTGCCTATACCTACATTATAACTATTATTATCCTTAGTTGAAACCATCCCTGCTTTATAGCCAATGTAAACATTATCTCTATTGCCGCCACCATTACCCGCACTTGCACCTATATGCACACCATACTGCACAACGTCTGCTGTACCACCACCATATGTAGACCCACTACCAATAGTAACATGGCTATTTAAAAACTTAGAAACACTAACACAGCCATCACCTATAGCTACGGAGCCATAGGATGTTTCCATTAAGGCATGAGCATCATGTCCTATAACAACATTGTGATCAGCAGATGTTATAGCGTTTGCTGCACCTACCCCAATGATTGTGTTATCATCAGCAGCATTTAATGTTCCTGTAGTTACATCACCAATCTTTAAACTACCAACAAAATCAGTGCCATTAAATTTAACATCACTTAAATCATTTAGTGCAGAGGCTCCACCACCGCCTGATACTGTTGCCCATGATACAGCACCTGATCCATTTGTTTGTAGTACCTGATTAGATGTACCATCAGCAGTTGGAAACCTAAAGGCTGAGTTAAATTGTACACCACCAGAATTATCAACATGGATACGGCGAGTATTCGTACCAATAACTATTTCACCACCAGCAGTAGCTGAATCTGGGTCTAGTTGATGTCCAATAATAGTATTATAATCTGCACTAGTAATGTTGTCACCAGTTTGATAACCAATACATATATTGCCATCTCCTGTAGATAGTAAGTCAAGAGATTCAGCCCCAAGTGCCGTATTATAGTCTCCAGTTGCTGTTGGGTAGGTAGCACCATATCCTGTTTGGTAGCCTACAAAGGTATTCTTAGTTCCTGTATATATATCTCGTCCAGCTTCATAGCCAATATAGGTACTACCATCTGCATGTTGCCTATAACCCGCTTTTGATCCTACTGCTACATTATAGTCTTCGCCATCAACACTATTTAAAGCCTGATTACCTACAGCAGTATTATCGTCACCTAAGTTTAAGTTTGGCAAAGATTCTTTACCTACCGCAGTATTTCTAGAGCCACTAGTTAAATTTAAGAAGGCACCTTTACCTAAAGCACTATTATCATCTCCAGATGTGATAGGTCTGCCACATAAGAACCCAACAAATGTATTACTTGAAGCTCCGTTTAAAGTTCCTGTGTGAGTATCTCCTATCATTAATGAGTTACTAAAATCGGTAATGTCAAATTCAACATCACTTAAGTCATTTAATGCAGAAGCACCCCCTCCACCTGAGACTGTGGCAAAAGATAAGGTTCCACCTCCATCTGTTTGTAATACTTGGTTAGCTGTACCATCAGAGGTGGGTACTTTAAATGTCGTTCCCCCAGAAGTTAATCTTAAATTTGTTCCATCAGATGAGATTGATTCATTTGCATCGGTAAGTTGTATTGTTGGAATACTATTAGTGCTTTCAGTTAATAACAAACCTGTATCATGTACGTGCTTTAAAGTTACTTCAATGTTTGCTCCAAAATAAAGTAAAGCTGAATCGCTAGTCCATAGTGTGTTATCCCCAATATATACATCATCACCAAAATAAGCATCTTTGGCTACACCAATTCCCCCATCAATTACTACTGCTCCAGTTGAACTTGATGATGCATCAACATCACTAAAAAAACGTGCATTACCTTTATTACTCATGTCAAGTGTTAAGGCAGTTATAGAAGAACTGTTATCATTTCCTTTAAAATGAATATCAGTATTATTGCCTTGAGCATCTATAGTAATGTCGCCACTACTTGTGGCTAAAGTAACAGCAGCATCTCCAGTAGTGATATCATCAGCAGCAGTACTGCCACCAGCATTTACCCAAGTTGTTACACCTGATCCATTTGTTTGTAGTACTTGTCCATTTGTTCCATTTGATGGTGGAAGTTGGAAAGTTACATCACCAGTATAATCTGAATGTGGAGGAGACTTAATGGTTACTTTATGTGCGTTGTTCGATTCACAGTAAAAGTCTAGGTAAGCAACATTACCACTACTTGTTCGTATTTGAACCGCACCATCTTGTACGGTTACTCCACCAGTAGACCCGTTACCGCCTATATTAGCATTGCCAGTAACAGTAAGTGTAGAACCATTGAATGTTAAGTTAGCTTCACCATCAAGTTCGGTAGTAGTTGATCCAATAGTTACAAGTCTATCAGCAGTTTGATTATTTAATCCTGTAACAATAGCAGTAGATGTTGCAAAAGAAAGTGCGCCTGACCCGTTTGTTTGTAAGATTTGGTTTGCTGTACCATCACTAGTTGGGAATGTATAAGCATTATTAAACTGAACGGCACCACTAGAGTCTACTGATATTCTTTTATTGCCATCGGCATATAAATGAATCTCTCCACTCATATTTGAGGTGCCGCCATATTCGCCAATTACTATATTATTATGTCCACTAGTAATTGCGTTACCAGCATTTTTACCTATTAAAACATTATCGTAACCTATAGTTACTGTTTGACCTGCATAATAACCTATAAGAGTGTTGTAGTCGCCGCTATTAATACTTTCTCCAGCTTGACTACCTATATAAATACCATACTCTTCTTGTGACCCTGTTGTACCTTTACCTGCCTGATAACCCAGAGCTACATTCTGTTCGCGTATGTTTGTGTCACTATTATACAACGTTTCATAACCAATTGCAATATTATGACTATGATTTGCATCTTGCACTTGACTAAATGCTTTTTCTCCAATTGCTATATTGCCAGTAGTACCCCTAAAGTTTCTCCCTGCATTATCCCCAATCATAATATTCTTAGTCGTTTGGTCACTGAAGGTTGCATCCCGTCCTGCTTGATACCCAATTAAAATATTACTACTCGCGCCAGTATTCCCTTGCAGAACCATGCCAGCTTCTGCGCCTACTGCAATAAGAGTACTACCAGAGTTAGTCATCGTTGCGGCAGCATTATTTCCTATAAATATACTATCTATAGAAGAAGCAGTAGATGTACCTTTTCCCGCATTTGTTCCTATAGCTACGTTATTTGTAGTAGAGCTACTTGTTCTATTAGATAATGCGTACTCTCCAATAGCAATATTATTTGCGGCGTTCCCTACATTTAAGTTTTCTCCAGACTTTACTCCAATAAGGATGTTACCATTAATACCGGGATTACCATTACTACCTATATATTTTGCAGCTTCATGTCCTAAGATAATATTACTACTTGAAGTAGATAAATTATTTGCAGCATCATGTCCTATAATAATATTTTCATCGCCAGATGTAATACCGTTAGCAGCACCTTGTCCTACAATAAAATTATTTGATGCGCTACTAAGACTACCAGTAGTAGTATCTCCTATTTTTAAACTATGGCTAAAGTCAGTAATATTATACTTTACTTCAGTAAGTTCATTTAATCCTACTGCTACTGCGCCCCACTCTAGAGTACCTCCAGCATTAAAGTTTAATGGTACACGTAAGTATTGATAACTTCCTAAATTCGTTGATGGACTTGTTTGAGGTATCTTCCAATTAGTTGTTGCAAATGATTTTGCAAATATATCAGCATGACCTGTCATGTTAATATATCCTGTTGTCGCTCCTGTAGAATCAGTTTCTGCAAACTCAAATCTATCAGACTGTTCGTTCCAAACCATTGCTACATTAGTTGAATCCCCACGCTCAAAGATAAAACCTGCATCCTCTGATGGACTACCTGTTTGTCCATGATTTAGCTCAATTAGATGATCTTCAACAGTCATGTGAGTTGTACTAATTGTAGTTGTATCACCTGATACATTTAAGTGTGGTACTGTTACTGTACCATCAGCAGCTATTCGTATAGCGTCTGGATCGCCTACACTACCTATGTATGCATCATTAGGTATAAGCATTGCTACATTAGTAGCATCAGTACTCGTTAACTGTAAACGTTTTGCTGTTAGTAATTCTGTACCCGGATTATAGTATAGTTCTGCATGGTCTGCCTCAATACCAATTGAAGAACCACTAGAAGCTGCATCAGCAGCAAATAACACAGAATTATTTTCGTTTGTAGATGTATTGGCAGTTAGTACAATGTTAGTAGCAGTTGTTGCTGTTGTTGCAGAACCTGCACTTGTAGCAGTGCTTGCACTATTTGCCGATGTTGCATTACCTTGCAGCGCACCAATAAATGTAGTGGCAGTTACAGCATTGGTTGATGGGTTAAAAAGAAAACTACTATCTGTTTCAAGACCTATTGATGATTGGTTGCCAGTAGATGCATCAGCAGCAAATACGATTGGGTTGTCTTCATTAGTGCTATTATTACCCACTGTAACAACATTAGTCGCTGTTGTTGCTGTTGTTGATGTAGATGAGCTAGTTGCACTAGTAGCAGTAGCAGCATTACCCTGTAATGCACCAGTAAAAGTAGTTGTAGTTAGAACTTGAGTATTAGGATTATAAGTTAATCCAGTATCTGTTCTAACTTTTTCATGCCCATCTACAGAATCTGCAAACAACAAGTTATGCGTAGCATCTTGTGTGTTTGTTGGTTCTAACCAAACATCTGCATCAGCTTGTAAGTAACGCATTAATTATACCTGTGTCTTTACAGAGATTTCCATTCCTCGTATAGTCATCGTGCCACTGCCATGCAGACACGCATACAGCCCAGCTTGATTAATAAAGCCAGCCGATTTACTTGTTTCCGCTGCATTAGGATATCCACCAAAATATCCATAATCATGCCCACTGCCCCATTCATAGAACATACGTCTATTTAAAGGCACAGTATACTTTAACGTAGTTTCTCTAATTGTACCTGCTGTAGCATAGTGTCCAAATGCTTCATCGTGAGATACAGCATCTGTCATAGCTAATGTCAAAGATTGATCAATTGCAACATCATATGTATCAAAGTGACCACCTCTTAAAAAGAATCGGTACTCAGTTGCGGCATCAGTTGAATCAGATGACCAATATATTTTACACTCAACTTCATCTTGCCCATGATGCATTAAGTTTTGCATCCATTGAACACGCCCAGTAAATGATTTATTTGTTCCTACTGCATTACCCGGAGAAAATACAGGAACAATGGTAGCACCTGTTACTGTTTGTTGTGAGTATAAAGAGTTAGAATTTGGTGTAGTACCTGCTGCAAAGTCTGTATCTCTTGGAACAACTAAACCTGTCTTCGTAGTTTCTCTTCCAAAGCTATCTCCCCAAAGAAGATTACTTTTTGAAAGTGTTATAGGACGGGCATTATATGCATTAGTAAAAGATATTGATGCTGGATGCCGTCCTTGTGTAGTCATTGTATTACCATGACTTTTGCCATATGGCATAAAATGTAGACCTGTATTTCTACCAGCCGTTGCTGTGCCATCGTTATATGCCCACCCACATAATGTTCTTGTGGTATCACCATTCTTTGTCCATCTTCCATACGTACCAGCAGTATATACTGGATAGCCAGTATCATAAGCTACTGCTTCTATACCAACGGCACTACCTGTCCAATACGCATATATAGCTTTAGGAGTTGTATTAGCACTTATAGTAACGGATGGTATGCTACTAAAATTTACTTCTCTAAATTGATCTTCAATATATATGTTAGCAAATCCAGCCCTATAGGGAACAAGATATAAAGATGTAAGTGATGTTCCTTTTATTGAGCTATCATAATGGTAAGGGCTATGGTTCTCATCATATTGTGATTGCCAGTACTGCGCTCCATCAGTATTAATTAAAGATAGTATACAGCCATTTACAGGATCGCCGGGACCACCAGAACCACTGCCAGTACCACTTACATTAGCCCAACTTAACACATTACTACCGTTAGTTTTTAAAAACTGTCCAGCTATCCCATCATCATCAGGCCAAATTTGGTCGTTAAATTTAAGATCACCAGTTCCATGTGGAAAAATAGAGATATCTCCATTATTGGTAGAAGAAAATTCACCATTTCCACCACTACCTAGATTAAAGTTTTTTGCAGATATTCGTCCGATATCAGGGCGAATAGTTACATCGTCACTTCCCCCAGTTGCAGTATATATGGTATTTGTTGTAGCACCTGTAGTTGTTGCATACAATAAACCCTTTTCTGCACCACTAGAAACATCATCAGTAATAGTGATACTAGCTGAACCAGCACTTAATGCTGCCCATGATGTTTGACCAGAACCATTAGTTGTTAGAACTTGACCGTTAGTTCCATACCCAGTAGGTAAGGTTCCAGCCGCTGTTGTAATAGCTCCTGTACCTTTAGCAAAGGTAAATGTTGCTGCACCTGCTTGTGTCCCGCCATCGTTAAATTGAACTTGTGTATTTGTACCAGCAGCAGAAGGCGAAGATGCCGCAACAAAACTTAGAGTACCTTCCCCATCAGTTTTAAGTAGTTGCCCTGCTGTACCATCAGATGAAGGATAGGCTAGGCCACTCATATTAACCGTACCGTTTATATCAATAGCTGTGGCGTTAATTTCTACTTCAGCATCTGCTGTTATATTTAATTTACCATCAACATCTGACTTAATAAAAATAGCGGCATCCCTAAAGTTAACCATTCCATCATTAGCAATATATACATCTGACCACCCCAATGAAGAAGTGCCTAGTGCAATGTCATTATCTGTAACAGGTTTGAAAACACCATCTGCTAATGTTAATTGCTGTGCAGCAGTACTAGATACTTCAACATAAAACTCAATAGTATCATTACTATTATTTGTAACTACCTTATTACGCGCATTAGCGTCTGCGATTAAGGGTACGTATCCACCTTCTCCTGTAGAATTGTCATGTCTGTGTCCTAGTGCGCTCACACCGGGCGAGTCAAATATATCTTTCAGTTTATTAAATTCAGCATTAAGGGGCGCAGCTTTAACAACTGCCCCTGTAATAATGTCTGCACTAGACTGTCTTGTATATCCTGCCATTTAAATTACCTCGCCTCCATATTAAATAACATAGCAAATCCTTGTAAACTATGAGATGCATTAGCATCATTAGATGCATATCGAATTGAAACCGATTTTCCAGACCCAGACACAGATTGTTCTACAGCAGGATTTGATGTTTCATAGATAGAGTTAGTTGAATCATATGTAAATGTTGTATCTAGACTCGCTATATCTGCAAACACCGTTCCCCCTGTAATGGTAGCAACTGAATAGTTTTCTGAGTTAAGTGTTTTAATATTGTCATAGTCGTATATCAATGACATATTCAAACTACATTGTCCTTCTGCTTTTATATAAGTAGTTACTTTGTAAATTACCTTATCCAACTCTGGATCACCAAAGTCATAATAAGGTGTCTGATATACAGAGGGAATATTTTCAGTATCAAATACGTTACCTTGTTCTTGTTGAAATACTTTTCCTTCATGCGTACCATGAATTATAAATTCAGTATTTCCAATATACCCACTATCTGCACAGTGTCCCTGTAATCCTGATAGTCTTGAAAACTCGTAGCCTTGTTGCCGAATACATCCTATTAATCCTGTTGGGTCGGTTAGCTGTGTATCTGTAGAAAATACAATATCATCTACAGCATGAGATGCGGCCACCGTTGAGTTAATAGCTCTTGTCACTCCTTCTAGTGTGTACCCATCTGTCGCTTTAGTCAAATAACTAAACTCTTCTCCATTAATAAGAATGTTGCCAGTGTCTGGAAAGTCTACTGTTTTGTCTAGTATAATAGTTCCCTCACCTGTCATTGCAGTACCAGAGGCAATTGCTGTTCTTAGTTTACTTTGTACTTGATCAGTAAAGAAATATCTAAACTGTGATTTGCCTCTTAATAATACTGATCGTAATCCCTGCAAATTAGTATTGTCTATTAATGTTGAAGCAATAGATTGAATAGGTCTAGATATTGTTTCTAGCTCTACGTCACCAATTTTTTCAGTACCACTAACGGGCCTAATACCATCTGGCCCTAAAAAGATAATATCGCCGCCTATCTCAACAATACTATCTTCTGCTAAACATCCTAAGTTATTTGTAACTTCTTCAATTTTAAACGTGTCTATCGAATATCCTGTTAACTTTGAAATAGCATTAGTGCCAAATATAAATAAAGAATCACGAAAAGATTTTAAAGCAGTTACTTTGAATGGCAATGTCATAGCTGCTGCGCCATCGGCGGGATCATAATTTGTTTCAGCATCTGGAGCAGATATATAAATTGTATTAGGTGCAGTAGAATCTCCAGACAGTACCATATGATTAGTAAACCATGCTGCTAACTTTGGCTTTGTAGGAGCATTAGAGTCTGTAATTTGTGCATACGTTGTACCATTATAGGTAGCAGCTTTATTAATACCATCGGTTAAAATAAATTTAGTAGTTGTTAAAACGTTATAGGGAAGTATCCTTACTCTATCTACGCCCACCATTGTAGGGCTTCCAGCAGTTGTTATTGCAATCCAATTATTAGTTACAAAATCCCATTCATGTAAATAGTTATTTCCAGCAATAGGTTTTCTACATCCAAATATTCCACTACCTACTCCATCTCTAACAATTAGACCTAATACTGGCCCTACTCCCGGTACAATACCAAAGTTATGGGAAAACCCATTAATCTTACGATACCCACCCTCCAAAGATGCTTCATAGTTTAATAAACTAATAGCTCCTCCGGGTTTTGCATCTGCCATAGTGAGTATGCTAGATGATACATCAAGCCCTCCCTCCATAGCAGTTCTAAATGTTTGCATTGCCATTGTTATGCCGTTTGACTAAACGCAAATGAGTTTCTACTCCGCACAATCTGCTTAGATAATATAGCAGGAGGTTGGTTTAAAAGGAGTCTCCTCATGTCCTCAATCCCATCTTCAAATGCTTTTTCATGTACAGCAGCCGCTTGATTATTTGTTCTATAGCGCATAAGGTACATCATAGCACCATCTATAATTACATGCTTATACCTATCTGGTATTTTTGTTACAGAAGCAAATACATCCGTAAAATTAATCATGTCACTTACTGGAAATGAAAAGTATTTATATTCTACGTTATATGTTTTGTCTGGTATCGGTGTAACACCAAACTTACCATCGGGGGTTGCATATACAGAAAAAGGCACTGCATAATCACCAGCAGATGCCTCATCATCTCTAATTCTATAATGTTGTGTGTAATCATCAAAAGATATTTCTGCTAAAAATCTTGCACTATTTCCTAGTGTATCATCTGATTTAAGAAAAAAACTTTGCCAATCAGCAGAAGAGTAATCTGATTGAAATGCATACTCGCCTGTGCCTACTACTAAAGTTTCTGTACGAGTAGTTGCTGTAAAGGGCCATTGTTGCCCTCTTTGTAAAACATAACGACATGCTGCATTAACAGCATCTTTAGCTAAAGTTTGCACACTTTTTACGGTAGCGAAATCACTCTCACTAACTTCTACTTCATTAGCTCTGCGTAGTGTTTCGTTTGTTAATGTTCCAAATGTTTCAGCCATCGTAAATCCTTTAGGTAGAATGAGGGTGAGGCGAACCCCACCCCCACTCAAATGTGTTACGCAAGCGTATCACGATCAACTTCATCAGCAGCAGTGCTGCCAACATCATCAATATCCATGCACACAGCATACATACGGATTTTTCCACCCGTAGTCGTACCTGTTTGAGCTTGGATAAGAATGTCAATGGTATCTTCTGCTGATACCACAACAGTCGAACCCGCATTCACTGCTGAATACGCACCCACCGAAGCGGCATCAAAATCGAAGCCATCAACAAAGTTGTCAACGTCACCGCCCGTTACACCCATATCTAACGCACAGTCAGTCGAAGTACCAGCGTGAGCTTCAGTAACTTCAAAACCAGCCGCTAAGATAACGGAGTTAGTAGGAACAGTGAGGCCCGGAATTACGTCAGCAGCAGCAAGGGCAGTACCCTTATCCGTTACTGCTTGCGCAAAGTCCAGTTCATGTTGGATGAAATAAGGCTTACGCCCAATCCCACTCGCGTTACGTGCCACAGAAGTAGTGTTATCACCTAGTGCCATAATACCCTCCTTATGAGCTTACTTGAGCCGTAACGATGGCCTCTGGACGCAGAATTTTGCGACCATACAAATGCATACCACGAACAACATCAGCGAAGCTGTCCGGGTCACGATAGGTTTCCGTCTTATTGATTTGCTCTGCCGTAGCAACAGCGGAATCATGCCCACCAATAATCATACCGTAGTTACTGGCATTAGAACCAGCAGTTGCTGGACCCGTACCAATAGAGGGTAGATTTTGGGAAACATATACCCGGAAACCATGAAGGTTCTTAATTACAAGCGAATTGCGCAATCCACCAGACTCACCGAAGTCTGCATTAAGAAGGTTAGAATCCTCATCACGGAAAATTTCCATCATAATAGAATTGATAACCAACCAACGCCCTGCTTGATCAACATTTTGTTGGTCAAGGAGTCGAGCCATACGAGCAATCAACGTCATGGGGGAAGTTACACCCGAACCCGGAGCCGTAGTACTGGCCGCTGGCGCACGTGCAACCATGCTTACAGAACTACCACCAGAACCACCGAAGTCACTTGCGTCAACTTTCATTGACCCAAGCAATTCATCGGAACCAGCCGTAGAAACAGCTTTACTACCATTAATCGTAGTATTAGCCGTATCTGCTGCACCATGAAGGGCAGATTGCTTAAATCCACACATATAACCAAGAACATCTTGATCAAACTGATCAGCCAAGCGATAGGCTGCACGGTCTGATGCAAGGTCTTGGAAGTTTACATGTGAATGCGCTTCTTCAATATCGTCAACCTTAAAAGCAAAGTAGTTAGCTTTGTCGATGGTTAACGAAAAGTCCTCATCGTCAAGGTCTTGCGGAGTGATAGTAGTACCACGTGCGTAAGACTTAACGGTGATCTCAGGCTCTTTGATGATCTTAACGGAATCACCCATCTGGGCAATCTCGCCAAAATAATCAGAGTTCGTAACTTCTTCTACAACAGAAGATTTACGAAAAGCGGTCTGGACCTGCTTAGAGTAGATAACTGGACTAAAGTTACCATTGGGCAGATTGCCATGACCCGCTGCTTTTGCGAATGCCATTTGTCACTCTCCTTACATTCGACATATGCGGATTAGTATCCGCTATTTAACTATCAACTCCTAGAGGCCAAGTACATTTGTGGTAGAACAAGCAATGATCAGTTACTTATTGGCACATGTATTCGGGTGTTCTTGAGTCTTCTTTATCCATACAGGTAATCCATATAGGGGCTGTATAAATTCTTTATAGTTATATTGATATTAGTAGTAGTGTCAATTATTTACCTTGCACTACCTGAGACATCATAGATAAATTTACCATTACGAATTGCATCCATGATTTCACTTTGGTTTGCTTCGTATTCAACGGCAGACATTCTTTCAACATCTGACTCTTTAATAGCTCCAGCATTGCCCGTTGAATCTAGAGAAGTACGTGATCCTTTTGTTTTGACACTTTTAGCTGCATCTCTATTAGAACTAGTACTTTTTTTACCAGTTTTTTCAATATCAGATTTATATAAATCAATTGCTCTTGCCGCAGACTTAGCATCACTAGCATTATCATAAAGAGCATCTTGTACCCATTTAGGTTGCTCATCTGCCCAATCGTGAAATGAATCATCTTCTCGTATCTGCGCAAAGTCTGGATGATAAGTTAGCAACTCAACCTCTGCTTTTTCTTTTGCATTTTCATGTTTCATTTCGTTTAACTGCTCAAGTTGTTTCTCAATATCAGACTGTTGCTCTTTTGATTTCTTTAAAGCAATAGTTTCAACTATAGCAGCTACATCGGGATATTCACTAGCCCATGCTTCAATCTCGTCATCAGACTTAGGCAACTTAATTTCTTTTTTTGCTGTAGTACTAAGTTGCTCCTCTAAAGCAGAGATTCGTTCTTTTAGTTCACCTTCAGTTTTTTGTGTATGTCTACGCAAGTCGCCATATCTTTTTTTAAAAGTTTTTTCTTCTGCGCCTTCTGGTTCTTCTTCAATAGTCTCTTCTTTTACTTCACCTCTTTGCACAGCTTTTAGTTCTTCTAGTTCTTCTTCTTCCATTGCAATTCGTTCTGCATTAGAATACTTTCTATTTTGTACGAAAGCTGATTTTACTTCTTCTATTTGTTCTAGTTCTGGCATCTTACTTCTCCTTTACTGGGGCCACGTAGCTGTACATTGTACAGGGGTAGGTAGCCAGCATATGCAACATTATTGTTGCGAATTATTTACCATCCTCCGTCTTCGCCGTCTGCGCCACCATCGTCACTACTGCTAGTATCGCCACCATCGGAGGCACCACCATCATCGCCGCCGCCGTCACCTTGATCACCGTCATCATCAGGATTGCTACCTTGACTAGCCGCAGCGTCTGCTGCGCTAGTGCCAGTAGTACCACTTCCCGGTCCACCACCATGTGGACTATCAGCGTCCGTTGTGGGGCCATCGTCTACAGCGTCTGAAGGATCAGGATCATCTGAGCGAGTACCATGAGATGGGTCCATGTCATCAACAACTGTATCTGGCTCAAAACCTTGATCAGTACCTAATGTGCTTGAGCCACCCATTCCACCGGGGCCAGTATCACCCGAATCATCATCATCATAAGTACCGTCAAAATCGAATCCTTTTCCAGCCGCAAGAGCTACGTCCATCTTTCGCTCTGCTTCTTTTTGTGCATAATAGTCAACCATTTTTTGACGTTCTTCTTTTTCTTCCTTTTCTTTCTCTTCTTTACTAGGCCCAAACAAGAAGCTAAAAAGCTGTCCTATTATAAATGCAGGAGCGAAAGCAATACCAAATACTTTGCTTGCAACAGTTGAAGCAATAGTACCTACTACCGTTCCTCTTCCTTTTCCAAATGGATCAGTAACAGCATCTTTTACATCCTCTATTTGACCACTAATAAAATTATCTAATGTTTGCGCAAGAGGAGAATCAGGCCCAAGCGCACCTCCAATACCGGGACTACCATGACCCCCATACGGATCAGTAGCAGATGTATCAATACCACCAATACTAAAGTCACCTATTGGCCCACCCGGATCGTCATCAAAATCTCCTCCAGTTGGGTTTTCTTCTTCAACTCTTGCCGTTGGTGTTCTAACATCTGTTGGAGTAGCTGCTGCTTGTTGCGCTTGTTCCACTTGTCCTTTTTCTATAAAACCTGTTGGGGGTGGATATATAGGTTTACCACTTACATGGGGTATGTACATAGTCTCGCCAGTTTCGGGATTTACATATTCTGTTACTGAATATCTTTGTTGTTGAGCAAATCCTGTTCCGATTAATTGATTAAAACTAGGTTGAGCTTGATTTTGTTTTTGTATATTTGAATAGTCAACTACAGGCGCACGGGTCGTTGCAGTATTTGTTCTTCCTGAGAATCTGTTTGTCGTAGTTCCCGTGGTAGGTGCAAACTGTGATCGTTGCGTTGTCAATCCACTACCAGTACCAGCAGATATACCACTTGGAGTTGTTGTGGTAGTTCCTCTTGCTGTTGCTTTTGGTGAAGGAACAGTAGCAGGTTTTACTAATGCGGTAGGGGATTGCGGAAGCTGCACTGTTGGGTTATTTGGTAAGTTTACCATTCCACCTGTGTTCATAGGGGTGCCGCCCATTTGCCCCATATTTTCCATCTGCTGCAAGCCTTGTTTAGCTTTATTACGCATATCCATTAAAGCATCTAGACCATAATATCTTGTTACATCAGCAGGAAAAACAAATTCTCCATGACTTAATTGTGCAGGAATATCATCACGAACTTCTTTTTGGGTAGAACCAATAGGTACTTTATTACCTGATACAGGATCAACTGTACCTCCTTGATCACGCAACCCTCCAACTGCAAACAATTCCATTTGCTCATGTAAAGAACCAGCCATATTATTCTCCGTTTACTTCTTCTCTGATATATTTTAATTTACGCATAGCTGCAATTGCACCTTGCATTCTATGTACCTCTACAAGATCAGTAGATTTTTCTAATGATATTTGGTACAACTTAATTGTTTCATCAAGATAGTCGAATAAACCATTTAGTAATTTAGTATTACTGACTAGGGGCTTGAGGGGGCTGAGTACTTTCTTGTCCACCTTGTCCTCCAGCATTACCACTAAAGCCTTGCTCACCGGGAACTGGAGCTTGTCCAGTACCCATCATTCCACCACCAGCACCAGTAGGATCAGTTGGGTTTACTCCGGGCGGCGGCGGGGGTCCACCAGATGCAGGAGCATTAGGGTCTTGCCCCATATCTCCTCTAAATGCTTTTAATAACTCTGCTTGAACAGCAGCTTCATCCATATTATTTGTAACCTTATCTGGGTCTAAGTCCATTGATTTTGCTATTTCACGAATTATATAATTAAACTTAGCAAATGGAGCTAGGGCAGGATTACTTGCTACACCCAAGAATTGCATTAGCCGTTGACTACGCACTTCATTAGCCATAAGACTTTCTGTTCCACGTGAAATTACTTCTAAGTCTCCTCGTATCTCAGGATTAAAATTAAACTGCATATTGAATCTATATAGCCCTTCTCCTAATGGTCTAAGAAGATAGTCATCTATGTTTTTAATTACAGTTTTAATTGATCCCGTAGCAGCGTTCATAAGCATACTTATGCCAGAGGCGGTACGTCCTACACCTGTTACACCCGTTTGACCATGTGCAAAGGATGGGAACCCTGTGCTTTCATCTGCTAGTACTCTAGCTTTGTCAAATAGCTGCATGTTTTCGCCAGCGACATTTGGGAACTTAGTTCCAAAAATAGCTTGCCCCGGCGCACCGCCCTGTCTACGGAATATTTTTCCGGGATAAACAGAGAGGTCTTGACCGGGAACCAAAGATGTCTCATCAATTTCAATTAACAAATTACCCGATAACACGGCATTATCTACAGCCATCCTCATAAATCCATTCATAAGAGTTTGGGTATCATCCATATTCTCTGCAATCCCCACACCAAAGAATGAATAAGGATTAAGCTCATAAGGAACTGCCATATAAGGTATGTTGGCAGGTTTAAAAGGATTGAGTACCATCCTAATAACTTTATCTTGGCATACCCATATATTAGTTTGTAACTCATCATAATCTTCTAGCTCTTTTGGTATCTTTATATCATTATCTAAAAGCATCTCTACATCGCAATTGCCCCAGTACTCCAGTACTTCAAATCTAGATATACCATGATCTGGCGCATAATCGCTTAAGTCTTCTTCCCAGTATTTTTTATCGTAAGATTCTCCAGATTTAATAATATCATCAATTATATTAGCTCTAAAGTGAGGACGCTTTTTTAAATCTCTTAGTTGTGACCGACTCATCTTATGACGTTCAATTACGTATTGTGCCTCATCCATACTTGTCGCGTCAGGATCAGGATAAAAATCCCACACACTTACATGGCTAGTACTAGGAACTGTTTTAAATAAAGGCGTGTATTCGCCCTCCTCGTCCCAATTTGCATATTCTTTATCAATAGCAAATGGACCTTTCATAACTCCTGTTCCAAATAATGCCATCTCAAATGCTAAACTACGTAGCTGCTTAGATGCACCACTTTCCTGTAGCTGATCCATAATTTGTTTTTCCATCATCTTTGCAGCAATCAGTGCAGGAGAGAATGCAATAGCTGTAGGAGTATCCCCAGAACCTTGCTCAAGGGTTTCAATATCTTCTAACTTATCTTTTAATGGTCCCAGTTTATCAGTTAGACTTCTAAATGTAGCTCCCGGCTCAAGAGTTTTCCCATCCCCATTATATCCAAATGGGGAAGTCTCCTCTTCTTCTTCTTCCTTATTTTCTTGCAACTCAGGGGGAAGTTTTGGATCAAAGTGTACATCTTTAGCCACACCTTCTGGTAGCTCAGTGGGTTCAATACTTATAGGAAATTTATTTCCTGCAAATAGAACGTCAACAATTTGTCCATATGCGGCTAATGTTTTTGTTTTAGTTACTTTAATAAATACTCTAGACTTTTCTGATTCAGTAAATTGCACATCGGGACCATATAATCCTCTATAGTTTCTATAGGCTTTTAGCCACCGATCTTCGTCATTCCATCTATAGTCTTCTGATTTATTAAACCTTTCTTTTATAAAAGGAATAATATTATGTGCGCCTGTATCATCTAAATCACCAAGCTCTGCAACATCATCTAATGCTACAACTTCATCATCTAAAGTAATTTCATCATTATCAGCCATTTATTTTTCCTTAATACCCAAATGTTTGGTCTGCTGGATTGTACGTGTTTTGCTTAGTAGCACTAGGATCATAGTCAAATATGCTAAATCGTGGTCTACTCATAATACCATAACGCAAAGCATCATAAATATGGTCTTCAGATTTAGTATCTACGTCTTCTGGATTTTTCTTATCAAGAGGTATAGAAGGTATCTGAGCAATTGTATTTACACAATTTTCAAAGAATACTAATCTAGGTTCGTCGGTGAACTCATCAACTTGTAGTCTTCTATGTACTTCATTCTTACCTGATACCCTACTACCTTTACTCCTATCAGAAGGTCGCCAGCGGCATCCTTTCTGTATCATCTGTTCTGCTAGAGAAGGACCAGTATCGCCACGCCTATGCCAAAGACTACTATCCAGAACCCCATAACGTATTTGTCCATCGGTTTCTTCAATCTCGTTAATCATGTCAGCTAAGTCTACTGCTAACACTTTAGATACATATAACTCTCTATATACAATTAATTGTTCAGATGGTGAAACAGCAAACCAAAGAACAGCACTGTATGACCCATATCCGTAGTCGCATGAACGGAAGCGAATCCAGTTATGCGGTATATCGAAAGGCTCAACAACATGTATTTCCCTGTTAAACTCTGTAAAAGCAGCACCTTCTTTAATATCCCAATCACCTTCTAGTAATTGTTTCCTTTGCGTTTCCGGGAGAGATAGTAGCATAGCCTCATAATCCCCTGCTTGCGATAGATAGGGATTGTCAAATAGCCTTGCTGGTATAAATCTCCTTTTAAATAAAGGTTCCCCTTCTCTGGAGTGACCTTTAGGATATCGTAGTTCTGTGCCTGTTTCAATGTCCGTAGCCCAAAACGATTTGTTATGTGGCGCAGGATCAATAAACATCTTCTTAACCCATCCATGTCCTATACCTCCGGGGTTTGTTGTTGCCCTCATATAGACGGGTAAATCAGTTGCAATGGAGCGTAGACGAGAGCGCATATAATTCCATGCAAATGGTGTGGGCCATTGAGTCAACTCGTCAAAACCTATCCAGCTAAACGCTAGACCCTGATAACGCAAGACATCATCTTCTCTGTCGAGATATGACATCCACAATCTTGCGCCAGAAGGTGCGGTCCATTGCATTTTTCTTTCCGACCATTTTATTCCGGGCCAAATCTTGGGGTATAACTCCTGTGACTTCCATATCAACTCTCTAAGTTCTTCTGTTGTGTGACGTAGTAAAAGCCCACTAAAGGAGGGATGCCCCATGTACCTTAGAGGGTCTGCTAACATAGCGTATGATTTACCGCCACCTGCTGACCCACCATAAAGTACTTCTCGTTCAACAGCCGCTAGAAAACTTGTTTGCGGCCCCGGATTAGGCTGAAAGATAACATTATGTGTTTCTTCTATATCTTCTGGTATATTTAAAACTTCTTGTACTTCGGTACTATCTTGCTTTGGCACCGATTCTTTTTTCTTCGATGCCTTGCGCCGTTTGGATCGCGTCTTGCGCGACTTCGGCAATCCTTCTGAGAGTTCTAACTTTGTTCTGGTTCTGCTTGCCATTCTTAATACGTTTCATTAAACCTACATGCGAGATTGTACGGCCTGTCTTATTTGTAAGCCAGTTCGCAACTTGTCTATATGAGTACTGTTTAATATGATCCTTTGCGGCATCAAGGCAATCCAATTCAAAAGAGATTGGTTGCAGTAAATTTTCGTTGTCTTTATCCAATTCATATCCAAACGGAATAACCCTCGCTATTTTTGGCACAGGTAGCCACTCATTATCCTCTTGTATATCTAGAGGTTGCGGTAACTTCCATTTTCCAATCGACTTACGCATTGTCTTTCGGAGGGAGAAGCATTACGCCACCCTTACTTTCGACTTGTATTTTCTCTGTTTTAATTAGGCCAGTACGATCTAATATCTCTTTAGCGGCATTCATTTTTTCTTTTATGCCTAATTCAGTGGGATCAACTATACCGCCCACCATTGCTGCTGCTGCTCTTGGCGCATTGCCAGCTAAAAACTCTTGCGTCTTTTCCATAATCTCGTCTTTAAGACTACTTATAATATCACCTGTTGATGTAGTTGCGGCATATCCCGCCATACGTTTTGCTTCGTTAATGTCGCCATTAGCGTCATCAAACAAGACACTGAGAAAAATTTTTTGTTTATCAGTCAGTACTCTATTAGACATGCCACTCCCCTGTCTTCATAGTATGTGATAATCTATTTGCTCTTCGCCCTACTTGATCAGCCCACCGACTATCCATCATTTCTTCGGAGGCCCATGTATAATCTTCCTGCTCAATTGCAGCCCACATATTTTTAAATTTAGATAGTCTAGGGATTCCCATATTAAAGCCCATATCTACAACAACACGTTGTCGTGCAGCACTTAAATCTTCTACTACAGGAAAAGCATCAAGCAACTCACACACAACAATGTTAATGTCGTTCTTACATAACATGTAGGCATCAGCTTCAGTAATACCATTCTCATAGACCATATCAATGTCCATTTCCATAATTTCAAGTTCTTCATCTGTAATACCACGATCTTCAAGATTTCTACCAATGCCTATAGTATCTATGCCTAAATGGTCTTGATAGACTTCTAAGCGTAGCCCTTCATGCATAGCAATCTGTTTTACAAACTCTTGTTCATCATACTTCATATTTCTGGTGTATTCGATTTCTTGAACACCTTCTTATTATGAACAACATTGGGGAATAGAAACGGTACAAATCCATGTATAACTATCTTAAAAAAGTATAGTACTGTCCAACCAGCTTCTTTCATAGACTGTATAAGATGCCCAACATAACCTACATTATGCTTAGACATATGTTCCATATCAAACCATTCTTTCATTACTTACTCCTCTTCATATTTTCTCTGGATACGCCCTTCCATTTTTCCGCTGACCGCATCCCACCTAATCCCAATAGGCTTAGAGTTAATGTCATTAATCCTTCTGTTGGAATTATTGGAATTGCTATGTCTGCACCAGAAACGGCTATAACCCATACAAATACGGGTTGAAATACGTACTGCCAGCCAAGACCAAAAGCGCATATCCACATGATAGCTGGCCTCGACCCACTTACAAATAGTGAAGGGTGCTTGGCCTGTTCAATGTTTGCTTGAGCTTGCGCTAGGTCTAGACTGACAACCTGTTGTTTAAGTTCAGCCTCTAGTTTAGTCTTGAGGTCTTTGTCCTCTACAAATTTATCAAGGACTTTACCTGCAACTCCTACGATGCTATCTGCTAATCCTAACATACTTTTCCTAACACTTCCATCTTTTTCTTGCCTGTCGTAAACGGCTATTGGGATTTTTCGCTGCTTTTGGAAACTTCTTCATTTGCCCTGCGCTTCTCGCACAATAGCTTTTGCGTCTAGCTGCGCGTTTTCCTGTTGGCTTACTCTCTGTAACAGCGGTTCTTAATTTACTACCCGGATTATCTCTACGATACTTAGCCACACCTTTTGGTGTCATCCCCGCCCCTTTTTTAGTAGGACGTTTATGACCACCTTTAATAGTATGGCCCTTCATTGTACCTTTACGTTTAGCCATTATTTCTTCCTTGATTTCTTCCAGCTAATCCTTGCTGGCCCTTTCTTCTTTTTAGAAGCAGAGGTACATTGCGCCTTTGTCGGTCTACATGCAGGATAGGGACGCTTTGACTTTGTGGCAGACTTCCTTCCGCAAGGTTTGCCTGTCTTGCAATCTACCCACCCTTTTCCTTTATTTCGCCCAAACCATTTCTTTAGGCTATCACTTTTTCTTTTTGCTGCCACTTTTATTCCCCCAGTTTTTTGCGCCTACTTTGCGGCAGCGAACTAGCGCACCAGACGCATAAGCAGAAGGCCACTTTTTATACCGTGACTTTACCTTAGAGTAACATGCATCTTTTTTACCAGACTTCTTTTTTGCAGCCATTGTTAATCCTCTAATACTTCTACTGGATATCGTTTACCATCAATAACTTTAAGACGTAGCTTACCATGTTTACATGCCCATCTTTCTACTCCACGTTTTGGAGGATCAGTTCGCTCTATCTTTCTCTTTATCTTTAGGCAATCAGATAAGCTATCTCTAGGCGTGAACTCTAGAAGCTGTCCCGCCGTTGTATAGAGATATAAAACAAATCCAACAAAGGTTTCCATTACTTTCCATTATGTGCTTCAAGGCTTCTGGCCTGATCTTTAAGTTCATCAATATTGCTTTGAGCTTTTTCCATATCTTTTTGTAGTCTGTTGATATTGACTTTATTATGTAACATATCATTTACTTTTGCAGTAAGAGCCTCTAGTTGTCCACTCATATGTTCTATCAACATAAAGGCTTCTTTTTCTGTAGAGGATTGTGGTGTGTTAATTCTAAATTCATTGTTCTTTTCTAAATCGGCAGACATAAGCTGTGCCTTAGTTTCTAGTTTATTTAATCTCTCTACTACACCAAAGTACGCCCACGTTCCTAAAGCTACGGCAGCAACTATAGATATAAGATTTCTTATGGGCATAGCCACAGAGGTTTCAGAGGATACTTCAGCCATTTAGCAATATGGTCCTGTACACCGATTCTCGTATATCCACCATGCTATGCCTATAAATATCACAACTACGACTATCAATTTTCCTGACTCCATCAGCCAGTAGTATACACGCTCCCATAGTGCATCGTCTTTTTCTTTTTTCTTTTTAGCTACTTCTTTATTTTTCTTTTGCCGTTCTTCTCGCTGCTTTAATCTTTTGTCTCGTTCATCAAGAATTGTGTCCCATGTACCCAATCCCCACTTCCTATCAATTTCTCTTTCTAGATTTCTAAGGGCAATATCATTTTGCTTCTGCGTAAGTACGTCATTTGCTACTGCGCTTATAGCAGTATCGTCATCATACCCCTCATCTCCAGCACGTATCTTAAGTATCTGCTGCATTCGGGTAGATGGTTTATTAGGCTTCTTTCCTGTCTTTTTATTCTCCTCATGCGCCTCTTGATGCCCAAACAGATTATCTAGTGAGTGTGTTAGGTCTTTCACATCTACACATGTCTCTGCAATTTTTTTACAAGCTGCGATAGAGAGGGCGATTGTTGCGGGGTCCAAACTTTCCTCCCTTTCTCATTTCAGTAATTAGAGCCGTATGTCTAGCTCTCCTCATCCATGCTGCTAGTCTTCTACCTTTTTTTGTATTCGGATAGTAGATAGAGCCAACTCTTATATATTTACGTTTCTCCACATTTACATGCAGAGATCATCATAGTGTGAATTACATGCCCTACGATAATTGTTATCATACAATGTTTCTCTATTAAAAAATATTAAATTGAATATATATTTAAACATGTTTCTAGCCGCCTGTTGGATTATAATATTCAGTAGCAGATATTGTAATATCAAATGTTGAACCTGCCTCTTTGTATGCACAAATCTTATCACCTGATTGAAGAGATAAAGTACTTCCATCAACAACAGAAGCTACGTTATATTGAAGGATATCCATGCCATTTATAATGTAAGCGTAGCTTGTACTTGTAGCGATATACCTTTGAACATATACCTTCTTAGTAGCTGACCCGCCATTACCTAGTAAAAGGAATGTTACTTGGGAGATATACTTTGATGGTACAGTATACACTACATCAGCACTCGCACCAGCACTTGTTGATGTAATTGATTTATGCTGTGTGGTGTTACGACCGAACGTGAAATCTACCATTTACTTACTTCTTTTTCTACGTATAGTTTCGATCTGTCCAGATTCGCGCTTACGCTTTTCATCTTCTAAAGCCCTGTCTCTTATATCTCGCCTATCTGATTCGGGCAAAGAATTATATAATTGCTTATCCATATTTGTTAATATTCTTTGCATAGGGGTCATGTCTCCCCACTTTAAGCCAGTAGCTACCCCGCCTTTGTTAAATCCTTTTTTCTTTTTCATCTTATCCATAACAGCACCACCTGCTGCATAGGAGTGCATCTTACTATTAGCCATACCTCCATGCATCATCTTTGTTTTCTTTTTCTTAGAGACAGGTATCATATGGATATCAATAACTAAAGCCATGTCTTCTTTTTTCTTTTTCCGCTTACTTGCCATTTTTTAGTTCCTCTATTTCTATAGCATTTTTTGAAATATGATGGCTCTGTTCCCTATCAATTTTATCTTGACGATCTTGTATTAAATCTATAACAGCTTGCGCCTTTTCGTCTACAGAGTCCATATGGATATCTTCACTTACTACCTTCTCTAACTTAAGCCCCTCTATCTTTGTATTTGGTACATGCCTGAGAACTAAGCCACGGCAATCTACTATAGCGAAAACAGTTTTGCCAATACCAATTGACATGATTGTTGCTTTTGCACCATCTATGAATACGACATCTCCTTGATTAAAAGACTTATCAGCTTTGAACTTTAAACCTTTAACAATAGACTCTGCATATTCTTTTACTGTTAATGCGGCAATCACACTAACAGCAAACCCTGCCCAAAGAAGTAGGGTATCATTAAACTCAATCGGTGGCGGGGTCATTTTTTCTTTTTAGCCATACCACCATAGAACATGCCTACTTTACGCATGTCATTGTGGCCCATTCGCATACCTTGTGCCATACCCCCATGACCAAACCCGTGCTTCTTCTTCATCGACTTTTTTAAATTGCCAAGCCGTTTAAGCTCAAATTTTTCAACATCAAGTTTTTCTTTTAATTTTTTAACTTGCGCTTTGCCATAAGCAGTATCTGAAACGCCAGAGTACTTTGAAATCTGTTCTTCTATCTTATCTATCTTTTTCTGCTGCTTCTCTTGCATCTTAGGTATCTTGTCATAATGTTCTTTACGCCCCGCCTGTGTCTTAGCAACAGCCGAAATTTCAATTTTATCAGCCCCTCTATCCAGAGACTTTGAGGCATCAGCACTTTTTAACTGCTTCATCTCTCCTTCGCCAGCAGGTTGAAGAAGGTTAGCATCTCCTTTACCTTGAGTTTTTCGTAGCTTGCGCATAGCCTCTTGCCGACTAGCACTTCTAGCAGCCTTACTGCCTCTTGCAGCTTTGGATAATGCTTTGCCCATAACGCCCATGTTACTTTTCCTTATTCAAAATCTTGAACTAACTCTGATTGATTAGGTGTGGTATTTTTGCCACACTCACATTCTGGCCCACAAGTGCAGCCTTCTTTCCCACACTTAGGACAGATATCTTTTGGCTCATCGTCATAGAATCCAAATCTACTCATTTCCATTGCCCTCACAAATAACATTCCAATCATCCACACACTCCTACAAATGTCACGGCATCAATATAGCGTATCAGGTATACGCCTATGATATAGTCAATCATGCCCTGCCATTCTTTATAGACCTAGACTGTGAGGGTGTATACTTTTTTCTATGATTCAGCGGCGGCTTACGATTGCGCCGTTTGATAACCCGTTTCCATAAGTTCTTTTCTGGTGCCGTCTTAGCCATTATGCCTTTACTTCTTTTATGATTCTTCCCGAATCATCTAGTTCTTTAACTAGCTCGACTCGCATTATGGCATAGAGGTCGTTAGCATATATCTTCCATACCTCTACCTCTAGACCTGCGTAGTCTACGTAAGATAGCATTTTCTTTTCTAGTCGGACCCACCTAGCAGGAATATGCCTACCACACTGTTCAAACATATACTTGTTAAATACAGCATTCGCTGCCTCAAAGGATTCAGTATCTGCGGCAGCTAGTTCTTTGATGGCTTCCATGTTATTGCATGAAGAGTTTATGTACCCAACGTATCGCTTCTCCGATGCTTCTGCATCCTGTACTGTAGCACAATTACTGATAGGCATACTAAAGAGAGTAACCACTAAGATTATAAGAAGACGTTTCATAGCATTACTTTTTCTTCTTAGCTACTTTTTTCTTAGCCATTCCACCATACATGTAGCCACTCTTGCCCTTCATCTTCTTTGCTTTAGCGGCATCAGCCATACCCTTCTTAGTGTACGGGAAACTCTTACCTCCTACTTTTGGCATTCTTAACTCCTTTGCGTTTGTAAGTATTAATTCCTTCAAGCTCCATTGCCTTCTCTATATGAGAAAGAGAATAGCGCACACCCGTATCTGCCTCAATCGCAGCACGGATATACATTACGGAACTATGGGGGATATGTACGGAACCTAATCTATCATTTACGATAGCAGAATAGAATTGTTCTAATAGATTGTCAGACTCCAGTTGTACTGATTTTTTCATTATTGTCAACTTTTTCTACATATAAGTGACCATGTAAGTGTTTTTTAAAAAGGGTAAGTGATCACTTTAAGTGTAAGCATTAAGTCTTCTTAATTATACGTATCTAATTATACGTGTCAATAGGTAAAGTGTCAAACCCTTTATTTTATATCCGCACTGTTGTATATATATCACAGATATGTGTGTGGTGTGACATACTTGCAACAGTAGTTATGTACGTTGTCTATGTAGTTAACACTTGATTTTACTGATCTGTGTATTTCTACATATATACGTACGTACTACGGGGGTGTGGCCCCTGCCTGCCCATGCCATGCGCTAGGCATAATGCGCCCGGATAGCGAGGCAAGCCGTTGTTCCAGCAGAATAAATCTTCGATTTAACAATGGCTTAGTCCAATGTTGGACCTGATGCATCGAAGATGCAAAGGATATGCTATCAGTTGTTCTCTGAACAAAGATTATGGATCACGATTTCTACAAAGTAGAGCAAATGCAAACGTTAGTGCATATCCTTTCATGTTCCATGAACCATACCCCACCCCTTAACAATCATCATTCCTTTCTTTACGTAAGTTAATACCTGAGTTCTTACGAAGGTATATAACTTACTTGAAAGGAATAGATGAAATGGCAACCTTTATCGTAACCAAATCCAATCTCACCGAAGGTGTATTCACCGACATCGAAGATGTTGTAGACCACATTGGTTTACCAATAGATCGTGGCGAGTTCACCGCCTTTGGCGATCTTGAGTTCGGCAACGGTTACACCGTTACTGGTCCTACGAACCTTCTTTTGGGTTCGGCAATGCGAGTCGATTATTCCTAACATGGTTGTGAGTAACACCTTGAGTTCTTACGAAAGGTGTTCCTCACTAACCAACACCATTCAAACTGGTCCAACATTGGACGTAACACAAATCGGAGATTTGAAAATGGCTAAGACAACCAACGAACAGAACGAAGTTCTCAACACTCTTGAAGCACAAGGTGCCGAAATTGCAAAGCAATTCAAGAAAATGGATAGCAGAGATCGTCGTAACGTTACGAAGGATATGCCCCAATACTTGGAGCTTGGCAAACTGTTATCACAGTTACGGGGCGAATCGGATGCTGGTCGGATAGCATCTAGCCGTCTGAAGGATTGTGGTATCCACAATATTGACAAGCGGCGTAGGAGCGAAGCTCTATGGTTTGCTGATAATGAGAAGTCAGTTAATGACTTCAAGGATAAATCTCGTAAGGGATTCACCAGCATCACTGCTTTGCAGAAAGCATGGAAGGATGCCCAAGCTGCTGAGTCGGAGACTCAAGAGCCTGAGACTGAGGAAGTCACCGAAGGTGCTAACGAAGGTCTTGCTGAACCTACTGGTTCTGATGCAAACGCTACACCAGTACAGGTAGCGGAATCAGTTATTGCACTCTGCAATAAACATGGCATCGACCTCTCTGAAGTAACAGAGTTACTAATGGAACATGTCTCTGTCATCGAAGATGAATGCCCATTTGATCCACCATTCTCAATAGAGAATGTTGAGATCACTGGTCCGAAAGATGCGAAAGCATTCGCTAACATGTTCGCCAACAATGGTCCAATGTAAAGATGTACATTGGTCGTAACTGGTCACAGCGCAAGGCATGGTTCATGCTTTGCGTTGTCGAACCCCTTGCATTTTCTAGCCTGATGGCTAGTATTGTTGTGTTCTTTTCTATAATCGGAGATTAAAAATGACCTTGCTTGCTAGAGATATCCCTCGATCATTCACCTTGCGTGGCATAACAGGTCATGGCAAGAACCGCATAAGAGAACATGGTTCTGTATGGGTTGAGCAACCTTTAAGCATGTCATGGGACAATGGCATATTAGTTACAAGTGTAGAAACACTTGATTCACGTTGGATCAAAGAGATAGACGATCCCAATTTCGAGATCGTTAGTGTAAGTGATAGCTGAGTTCTTACGAAGCTATCACGTTACACGTAAACTGGTCCAACGTTGGACTAACATTTTGGAAGGCACGGCTGGTGTATGTAATGTCCCTAGAACATTGCAGGTCTACTAGGGTAGGCTAACGCAGGGTTCAATTCCCTGCCCTTCCACCTTAATACATTTTAACGGAGTTAATTAAATGAAACGTTCAGTTCGCAAGGCAAGCAAACGCCGCAATGTCATGGCACATGCTTTGGAAAACCGTGCGTTTCAACAACGTGTTGTCCAGCCTGACAAGGGCAAGGGCGCATTCAACAGGCAGAAGGAAAAGGCCAGTGTCAAAAAAGAAATCGACAACGTTTAACGTTAATCAGAAACGTCTTGACCGTAGTGATTACCGTATGCTACGAAAGGCACGTGATATGCAGCGCAAGAAATTGCGTAAAGCAAAACAGAAAATTCAATCGTTAACAATCGGAGCGTGACATGCAAGCTACCTATAAAAATCCTGCCATCGAATCACTGCTGACCAGTATCACTGGTCGTGATCGTGTCGCTACTGTTGCAAGCAACACTTGCGTAACATGTGACGGTGCTGCTGATACCTTCAAAGATGAGGGATCAAAGCGTGAGTATGCTATCTCTGGCATGTGCCAATCCTGTCAGGATAGCGTGTTTGGATAGGTCCAACGTTGGACTAACACTTTAACGGAGTTAATCTTATGGCTACTGAAATGAATAACGTAGTTGTTACCCATAGAGGGTGGACTATTAGTATCACTGACCACATTGGCTTTGGTATACATGGTCCTGATTGCAAGACACGTGAGATCGGTATCTGGAATACTGCTGATAGCCATTCCGAAATTGATGTTGTCGTATATCATTACGGTGATAGTGCGAAGCAATTGGTACATGCAATTCGCTACGCTCAATGGCAAATCGACAAGACTCTTTTCAAGAGTTGGATCAAATCAACATTCAAGTTTGGAGCCTGACCTATGCCTAAATCCCCAGTACATATCAGCAAGATGACAGGCAAGCTGGATAGCTTGCGGTCTATCAGTACCAACACCGTGACCAACAAGTTTTGCAATGACATGCACAACGCAAAGGCTGAGACTATATGCAAAGTGTGCTACTCTCACGCTATGCTCAATGGCTTTCGTAAGAATTGCCAAGCATCATTGCAACGCAATAGCGATTTGCTTTCCAAGCAAGTGCTATCGGTTGATGAGTTACCCGTTATCAAAGATAAGGTGTTCCGTTTCAATGCTCACGGTGAGCTACTCAACATGCGGCACCTACTTAATCTCATTGCCATCGTGCGGCACAATCCTGACACGCTGTTCACGTTGTGGACTAAGCGCAAGGATTTGATTAACCGCCTGTTCAAGTATGAGCTATCGGAGAAACCCGATAACATGATACTGATCTTCTCTAACCCGAAGGTTAGTAACATCATCCCCGAACATAAAATGCCAAAGCATTTTGACAAGACGTTCAACAACGTGCTTGAGCATGAGGCTGTGCCGTATCAGAACTGCACGGGACAACAATGCAAGGATTGCCTGTTGTGCTACACTCACGGGACCACTCCAACTATCGTTGAAAAGGTAAAGGCATATTGATATGAAAAGAATTGTCCATGTTAATCAACATGTTATCAAAGCTAACCGTAGGTATTACGAGGAAAAGCCCCCGCTTACTTGTAAGACCTACAAGGATAC